GAACTGCAGGATCAACTGGAGCTACTGGATCAACTGGATCAACTGGATCAACTGGAGCTACAGGATCAACTGGATCAACTGGATCAACTGGAGCTACTGGATCAACTGGATCAACTGGATCAACTGGAGCTACAGGAGCTACAGGAGCTACCGGAACTGCAGGATCAACTGGAGCTACTGGATCAACAGGGGAGACAGGACCACAAGGTCCTGGATTTGATACAATCTCTAATCCAGGTGCAACCCGGATTTTAACATCCGATGGGACTACTAATGCTGCCAATGCAGAGGCCAATATGACATTTGACGGCACTCTTCTGGAGATTGGTGCTGCTGGCGGAACATCGGGGGATATAGTCAATGTGATTGGAGCTTCTGGAACTGTGTTTACATTAACTGGAGATACAGGGACTAATGGGAATATCCTCTCTGTTGGCCAAATACAAGGCAATCCTGCATTTGCAGTTAATTCTAATGGGACATATTATATTAATACTATTACATCACTTGTTAATACTGCTATTTCCCCGTCTCTACTAATAGGTTTTGATATATCTTCTGGAAATTATCATGCGGCTTATTTTGACTATCATATAGATGATGAAATGTCAAGTTTTAGAGCAGGAACAGTGATGGCTGCTTGGAATGCGGCAGGAGACGTAAGGTGGACTGACACATCCACGCCGGATGCAGCAGGAACAACAGGAACGTCTGAAGTTTCTTTTACTGTGGTAAATAACGGTGGCACTGGCATTTCATTATATTCGAATGTAACAGGTACCAGTGATTGGATAATAAAAATTGGAGCAAGACTTATATGAGTGTAAACATTGCAGGCAGCGCTAATCTTACTGGCAGAGTTACCGTTGGGGCTAACCAAATAGATCCTATAACGGATGGGCTAATCTTATACCTTGATGCAGGAAACCCCTATTCATGGACTGATTCTTCTATTACCACACATGAGTGGTATGATTTAAGCGGACGGGGAAGAAACACTGCTTTTAACGTTTCAGCTGGGATGGACACTTGGGGTTACGCGGACAATGGAAAGAAAAGTATTGGGGCTTTAACATTTGAAGGAGATCGGCCAGCCCCTATTACTGGCGTCGAGTTTCCAAACACAAGTTATAGCAAATGTGTTTGGGTTAATTTTAATAGTATAGGTTATAACTCAGGACCTAACTATGGCCAATCTTTCATACAAGACATTCTTAGTGGTACTATTACAAATGCAGGATCCCCACATAGGCTATGGTATGATGGCGCAAACATATGGGCAAATAATAACGGAGGAGGAGGTGTTAAAACAGATAGAGATAAAAATCATCCAATACTTCCTGGCACGTGGTATTTTGTTTGCGTTACCTGGTCTGTAGATGCTGGATGGAGTCTTTATATAGATGGTATTTTAGAGGCATCTAATTATGATGATACCACCCCTCTATACGGCACTGAAAATGATCAAATAGTTAAAATAGGTGATTTTCTAGAGGTTTTTGAAAATCACAACTACATGTACGGAATGATGTCTATAGCAATGATGTATAACAGAGTATTGTCAGCGCAAGAAGTAGCCTACATGTACAGTAAGTTTGCTGTGAGATATAAAAAAAATAATCCTCTATTTGTTGGACAGTCTTACGGTGGCGGTACTATCATAACGATAAATAATCTCCAAAATGGTCATGCCGATGGAATAGTTGATTTAGGCTGGTCTTCCGATGCTGGTAATATGGACTGGACACAGCCAGAAGCTCCTTTGATAGAATTGGGTACATCTAATGACATAACAGCAGGTAAGAGTAATACCGATACTATTATTGCATACTCATCAGGATATCCTAACTATGAAGCAACTGCTGCATGGGCTGCTAGAGCTTATGGAAACCTTGCAGGATATCCGGATGCATTTTTGCCAACTCTTTCTTATCACACTTATATAAGTGACCATAAAGATTTTTTTAATAAAAGGCTAGATGCAATTGGTGATGCGTATAATCCATATTATTATTACTGGACTTCAAGCGAAACAAATGGAGGGGAAGAACCTAACCCTAATGGAGCATGGAGAGTTTATTACCACTACGACGATATGGTGCCAAGCTTAGAATCGAAAAATAGTCAGTATGGTATTAGAATAGCAGCAAACTTTAATATATAAAGGGCAAAGGTTCTCTTTTGGACAGTGAAAAAAGAAACTCATAAATGGCAAACGAATTTGTAGTCCGCAAAGGACTAATATCTCTAGGAGGTATCACAGTACCACACAGAACACTATCAGGTGATTACACCTTAACTGCAGATGATTGCGCGGTTGAGTTGGATAATGGAGGATTTATAGTTACCCTTCCGGATCTTGAACCCATAGATGGAAAAATCTATATCATTAAGAATAGTAGCAACTCTGACATCTACATAGAAACTGTTTTTGGCCAGTCTATTGACCAGTATTCCTCTCCATTTACACTGTCCGCTGAAGGCTCTGTAATTCTACAAAGTGATGGGACCTCCAATTGGATTATAGTGGCTTCGAAAGGTTCTTCTGGATCTGGATCTGTCGGAGCTACAGGTGCTACCGGTCCAACAGGTGCTACTGGCTCTGCTGGAGCTACAGGATCAACAGGAGCTACAGGACCAACTGGATCTGTCGGATCCGCAGGAACGACAGGAGCTACTGGAAGAACAGGAGCTACAGGTTCTACTGGAGCTACTGGGACTACCGGATCAACTGGGTCAACAGGTTCTACCGGAGCTACAGGAGCAACCGGTTCTACTGGATCAACTGGCTCAACAGGAGCTACTGGGCCGCAAGGTAATGATGGTATTTCGATTTCTTATTACAAATATAATGCAAAAACCAATTCTCAGGCGCCACCACCTGCCAACTCGCAAATTATATGGAACAATGCTACTCAAATAAATTCTACTCAATTATATGTCTCACACTTAACAAGGGATAATATAGATATAGATGTGTTTTTGGCTTTAATAAGTAATAATGATGTTTTAATTATACAAGATGAGAATAATTCTAACAATTATCAGAAATGGAAAGTTAACGGAACTCCGACTATTATACTAAATAATTACGTTTCAATACCAGCTACCTATGTAACCGGTGGCTATTCATTTTCTAATGGACATGACATAATACTTGTACCATTATCTATTGGTATACAAGGTCCTACCGGTTCTACCGGGGATACTGGATCTACTGGATCAACTGGTTCTACCGGAGCTACAGGAGCAACCGGTTCTACTGGATCAACTGGCTCAACAGGTGCTACTGGCTCAACAGGTGCTACTGGATCTACAGGTGCTACTGGATCTGGTTCAACAGGAGCAACCGGTGCTACTGGACCAACAGGATCTACCGGCTCAACAGGAGCAACTGGATCAACTGGATCTACTGGATCAACTGGTTCTACCGGAGCTACTGGCGCTACCGGAACAGGAGTAACCGGATCAACTGGTTCGACCGGAGCTACGGGTGCTACTGGTTCAGGAACAACAGGTGCCACTGGATCAACTGGTGCTACCGGATCAACAGGGGCTACTGGCTCAACTGGAGTTACCGGTCCAACTGGAGCAGCAGGAGCTTACACTGTCGTTAGCGCATCAACCACTTATAATGCAAGTTCAACTACAGGAATTTTAATAATAAAATGCAATACCACATCTGGGGGATTTACGGTAAATCTTCCAACTGCAGTTGGAAACACCTCTACCTTTGTGATCAAAAAGACGGCAGGAACACCAACAGTTGTTGTTGACGGTTATCTGTCAGAAACAATAGATGGAGGAGCAACAGCAGGAATAGTTAGAATTTATGAATCAATCACTTTAGTTTCTGATAACTCAAATTGGTTAGTAATATAATCAAATATATAAATCATGGCATACAATCCAAATAATCCCAACGGTCAAACATCTAGTGCAAATTCAGCACCGGTAGTCATAGCTAACGATCAATCAGCTATCACAGTTACAGGAACTGTGTCTGCCAATATATCAGGATCAATAAGTAATACATCCTTTGCCTCTACTCAATCTGGCTCCTGGACTGTTGGTCTGAGCGCTGGAACAAATGCTATTGGATCTATTACAAACACTTCTTTTATAGCATCCCAAGCCACAGCAGCCAACTTGAATGCCACAGTGGTTCAAAGTACTGCTACAAACCTTAAAACGCAGGCTGAGAATTATCAAGGCGGTACAGCAGTAGGTTCCACTAATCCTTTATATGTAGCATTAGCTTCTTCGGCTACTGGTGGAGATAGTACATTTCACTTCGTCTCTGCAACTGGAACTAATGCTCAACTTATAGTATCAGGGCAAAGAAAAGTAACAGGATGGTACATATACAATTCTAATGCTTCATCTAGAAAAGTAAACTTCTACAATTCTGCTGCAAATCCACCGGTATTAAATACAACAGCATTGCATTCAGCTATAGTTATTCCAGGTCTTGCTGCAACTAACGTAAGTTTTCCTAATGGTATAGACTTTAGTAACGGAATAGGAATCTCCACAGTTACTGATTTGACAGATACTGGTACTACATCAGTTGGTATTAATGATCTTATTATTAACATTTATTATAAATAAATCAATCAATATGCAAATTACACCTACAAGTTATGTTCAACTTCCTTTAACACAATTAGTTGATCAATTAGAAATAATAGTAAATCCATTTTCACTATTTCCTACTGAAATTACGATTCTTTGGACAGTGAGTGGTAATGGCATTTCTAAAGAGGGAACCATGGTCTTGCCCCAATCGGTTATCGATCAATGGGGGGTAGATGATACCGTTGTGAAAGACTATGTGCTTCAACAATTAAATCTTACTGAAGCTATAGTATAATGGCAACTAAGACTTGGATATACGCAGGTGCTACAGGAGCTAACTGGGGAACAGCTGCAAACTGGTCTCCTGCTGCTGTGCCTCTTGCTGCTGATGATGTTATATTCAATAACACATATAATGGTAACTGCACTATATCAGTTAATGCTACATGTAAAAGCCTTGTAATGACAGGGTATACCGGAACTCTATCCGGAACCACTTTTACATTAGCGATTAATGGGGCCGATGTAAGCCTTCAGTCTTTGGTGTTTTCCCCAGGGATGACTCTTACCTATAATGGTACAATCACTTTTGCAGGAACCAGTGTAACGGGGAATATCTACACTAGCGGAAAGATTATTCAAGGGAACGTTACCTTTAGCGGATCAGGATCTAACTGGTACACCAATGATGATTTTATAACCCTATCGACTTCAACATTAACCCTAACCCAAGGAAACCTTCAGCCATACTATGGATTTTCTGTTGGTTTATTTGTATCAACCGGATCTCTTGTTAGGAGTTTATTTGGAAATGGACAAACATTTTCCATTACCGGAATTGGTACAATCTGGAATGTTACTGGTACTAACTGTTCATTAACTAATTTCACATACTATGAGTTTAATGATGCAACATCGTCAGCTAAGACCATAACACAAACCCTAGCTGTAGCATCAATTCCCCAAAATGGTATGTACATAACAGGAAGCGGAACTGGATCTTATACAATAACAGGTAACCTCTACTATTTTTCCATTTTAAACACGGGTGGAGCTAGTGTTAGTTTTGGTGTTAGTAATTTTTATTATTTACTTTTTACTGATGTATATCCAGGACCGGGTGTAGTAAATTCCAATGTTAATCTAAATAGTGCTGCAAATGCTGTCACCTTTAGCACCGATGCCGGGGCTTTAACTCTCAGCACAGCTATGACCATAACAGCATCCCCTCCTATAACCATATCTAATCCGGGAACAGCTGGTTATGTTTATTTTACGTTTAACGGTAAAACCCTAACAGGAAATATAACAATAAGCCAACCTGGCACGCCCAGTTTTGGACTTATTGTGAATGACACTTTTTATTTATCAGGAACCTTAACTTTAACTGCTGGATATTTTTCTCCTCAAACCACATCCTTTATAGGTAACGTGTCGACGTCAGGCACAGCAGTTAGAACATTTGGAAATGGCTCTGATCTATATTTAACTGGATCTGGTACACTAATAACAGCAACAACAACTACAAATTTAAACTGGGGTATAGCTTCGATATACGTCTGGGGCGGACAAGTAGCATCTAGAACCCTGACATTCAATACTGTGGTTTATCCAGGAAGCGGATATTGTGAACTTGGGGGAACTGGAGCGGGAGCAATAACACTTGCTGTGGCTACTACCGGGGATCCTAGAGTTTATGTAACAAATACAGGGGGAGCTACAGTTTCTTTCACTACCGGTAATATGGCTGAACTCATATTCAGTGGAGGAACAAATGTAGTTTTAAATAATGCAGCTGGTAATACTTTAACTATAGATGGCGATCTTACTTTTGTCTCTACAATGGCAACCCCAATAGCTACGCCTTCATTTACATTTAGAGGATCAGGATATGCATTAGCAAGTAACTCAAGGATAACCCTTGCAGGCAAAAGTCTTGTTACAGGAACAGTTACATTAAATGACACACTAAGTTCATCTGGTGCTCTTACTGGAACTTTCACTTTTGTTGATGTGTTTACCACTAATGCTACGGTAACAATAACCAGTTGTGGGTCGACTAATTTTAATGCAAACTCTACAATTAATGCATCCCAACTTATCTTAACAGCAGGAACATTGAATTTTGGTAGCTATACTCATAATATATTTGTATTTAGTTCTAGTACTTCTAGTGCTAGAACAATAAATTTTGGAACATCGACAGTTAATATTACGGGGAGTGGGCAAACAATTTGGAACACCGGGACAACAACAGGATTAACTATATCGGGCACAAATCCTACTATTAACCTTACTTACTCAGGAAGTGCAGCAACTAGAACGATATCTAGTGGTCTTGTAGCAGAAGCTAATGCCATAAATGTTAATGTAACTAACGGTTCTGATACTGTAGCCATATCTACTGCAAACTATAAAACAGTAAACTTCACAGGATTTTCAGGAATTATTAGTTTAAGTAGTGCTTCTTTTTATGGGGATCTTACCCTATCTTCAACAGCAACATCAGTATCAGGAGGATTATTAACTTTTTTAGGAACATCCGTTACGCAAACAATAACATCTAACGGGTTAACTATAACTCTTGGCACAGGTATCATTATAAATTCTGCTACCACGACTGTTCAAAATTCAGGGACATTAACTATAACAGGAACTTTAACTGTAACATTGGGAACTTTAAGTGTAAATGCTAATTTATCTATAGGCTCATCAAGTGCATTTACACTTACAGCAGGAACAATTAATGTTAATAACGGGGCTAATATAACATGCGGATCGTTTGCATCATCAGTTGCTAATACGAGAACTATTAATATGGGATGGGGAACATGGACACTTACAGGTACAGGTACAATTTGGAATGTTTTAGCAACAAGTCTTACTTTCAATGCTCAGCAAAGTAGAATAGTAATGACTAACACCTCAGTCACAGCTTGCACATTTGCAGGAGGTGGATTAACCTATTATACAGTAGAACTTGCAAAAGGATCTTCCACAGCTGCAACAACTATATCCGGTAATAATACATTTGCAAACTTTATAGATAATACATCTACAGCAGCTCATACAATAACTTTTGCATCTTCAAGTACACAAAGTTTTTATAAATTTAATGTTAGAGGAAGTGCTGGAAATTTAATAACTATGAATAGACCAGCTGCACCAACTCCAATATTAGCAAAAATTGGAAAAGGAATAGTTTGTTATTGTGATTATATCACTTTAGGTGTTTTAACACCAAGTCCTGCAACAAACACCTGGTATATAGGAGCTAATAGTTCAATAGGATCAAGCACAGGATTTATAGCTACAGCTGCACCTAGTTCACAATCTCTTTTGGGAGCAGGTGGTGTTGGATAAAATTTTTTAATAGATGTCAGAAAAGATATACCTACCATGGAGTGATCCTAGAGTTTACTGGAGCGGGGGACCACCAGGAACTATAGACTTCGTTTGGAGCGAAGTTTATATTCTCGTTGAGATTGGTAATGCGGTAGGAGGTGCTGGTGGATTTATCCCTGACGAGGAGCCTTGGAAGTGGTTAGAAAACAAGGTAGATCGCAAAGTTGTTGACCAGTTCAGGAAAATCGTTATTAGAGTTAACGATCTAGAGAAAACAAAAGAGGTCAACAAAGAAATAAAGGTTACTGCTCACCATATCAAGAGCACATTAAATCAGTTTGGAATCAATGTTAATATAGAGATGAAACCTCTCAGACAGAATAGGGACGAGATTGCTGTTGATCTTTCTAGACCGTCTGGAATAGCTAAAAAGAACATCAAAGTTAGTGTTGATGTTAAATCATCTCCTTTTGAATAATTCGATATATAAAATCGATGATATATCCTCAAAATCCCCGTGTTGGACAAGTTTTTATAAACCGTGAAACCGGACAAGATGTTATCTGGGTTTGGAATGGTTATCAGTGGGATTTTACTGCTGGTAGTGGTGGAGGCGGTGCAACTGGACCAATCGGTGCAACTGGCTCAGCCGGTGCAACTGGTCCTACCGGATCCCCTGGTGTTGGGTCTATTGGCTACTATGGATCTTTTTATGACACCACCACACAAACAAATGTAAAAGGTTCTACTGGAGCGAATGTGATGACCTTTAACACCACTGCGGGGGCGAATGGGGTTTCCGTTCTAACAGCTACAGGGGGTACAGGGGCCACAGCTTCCAGAATAACCCTAGCCAATCCGGGAACATATAATATACAATTCTCCGCACAATTCGATAAAACTGATTCCGGTGATGATGTTGCAGATATCTGGCTTTCCGCAAATGGACAAAATGTTCCTTATACAAATAGTCAGATAACACTATCTGGAAATGACGCTAAAGCCATACCCGCATGGAATTTTTTCTATAGCTCCACTGGACCTAACGAATATCTAGAATTATATTGGCACAGCGATGATGCCAATATGAGGATATTAGCAAAAGTACCACAGACAGGTCCACCAGCAATTCCGGCTATTCCGTCTATTATATTAACAGTTCAACAGGTTATGTACATTCAGATTGGACCAACTGGGACAGGAGCTACTGGAGCTACTGGATCTACAGGTCCTACTGGATCTAATGGCTCTACAGGATCAACCGGAACAGCAGGTTCTACCGGGGCTACGGGAGCAACTGGATCATCGGGAGCAACTGGATCAACAGGTGCTACTGGCTCTACCGGATCAACTGGTCCTGCAGGTTCAGGAAAGTACTATGTTCAAGGAGCTTCCTCTGCGCCAACTGGTTCAACCTCTGGTGAAAGATGGTATGATCTTTCAAGCGGCGTAGAATATGTTTGGATAGATGACGGGAACAGTTCTCAATGGGTTAATCCAGTAAGTGCTGGTCCAGTTGGACCAATTGGATCTACAGGGGCAATTGGAGCCACCGGACCAAAAGGTGCCTCTGGAACCGTAGGCGGATCTGGAGCAACTGGATACTTAGCTAGATGGAAATCCTCGGTAGATTTAGATAACTCCGTAATCTATGATAATGGAATTCAAGCTGCTATAGGAACTACTGGACCTTCCAGCTTCTTTGATGTTATAGGGGGTACAGGAACTACTGGGACTTATCTTAACCCTGGATATGCTGGTCCTACTGCATATAAAGGGTTTGTTTCTAAAATACAAAACACTAGAGATACTGGCAATAATGAGGGAGTTTTATTACTGGTAAATCAGAATGGCGGAGTAGGCGGAACCTTTATAAGGGGTGTAAATAATCAATTAAATGAAATAAGATTTCAGATAGATGGACTAGGTGGATTTAACACTCTTGCGGGGGGTACTTTTGGTGGATCACTTAGAGCCAATTCCCTTTATTGGAACACTGATACTGATGGCTGGATAGGTGACGCTGGTATTGATGGAACTTTTGTGGTAAACACTAACGGCACAGAGAGACTAAGAATAAACCCATCTGGAAATGTACTTATAGGAACAACAACTGATTCTGGCTATAAATTAAATGTAAACGGTAAATTATCTGTTTCAGATACCTCAGACCCTATTAAAATAACTGGTCTTACTGGTGCAACCTCAGATGCTAAAATATTAACAATTGGCTCAAGTGGGATAGTTCACACCTATTTGTTATCGGATATATCAGCGGCATTAAGCACATTTTATAAATTTAGTTCTAACACTTATCAATCTTCTTCAGGTATAGTTGTGTATTCTTCATCGGCTATATCTTCAGCTGCTTTTTCAGCAGGTGACACCCTAAACATACAGACTTTGGTTACAACAACAACAGTTTCATCAAATACACAAGGTGTTGAAACTCTGTATTTTATCAATTCAATACCTGGAGCGACCGCCGGTGGAACCCAGATAGCTAAATATGGGGGAAACTTTGGGAATGCCTATTACCCTATGAATAGGGTTTACTGGATAGTTGGGGGCTTACTTTATGGTAGAGATTTTACAACTTCCACTGCAAATAGTCAAAATACTTCAAACAGGATAAGCTCTGTCTCAATACCAGCAACTCAATTTTATATAACGGTTCAAATTACAACTTATAACCCAGATCTAGCTTGTTTGAGTTCTTTTTTGATAACTAAAAACACTTAATTTGATAATTGAAATAAAATCACTTACAATAAAACAAATATGATATGAAAACAATTCAAGCAGTACCGGTCTGGAAAAATGGGGAAATTAAAAATGCAGAGGTTCTAAACGCTGTTGTCATAAATGACAATCTAAAAACATCTGCGTCATTTTATTATCAGTTATTAACTATGGAATTATCCTCACTAGTTGACGGTAATCTAAACATGGAAGGCCAAGCATATGTCGATTACGGAACTAATGACTACGCATGGGATTGGGTTGCTGCACAACTTAATTTAACAATTACAGGTGACTATGTTCCGCCAATGCCAACTCCAGATCCGACCCCAACGTCTGATCCAGTTCCGGATCCAACTCCAGATCCAGAGCCAATATCAGATCCTAATAATCCATAAAAAGATAGTGATAAATAAGAGATAATGCCAAATATAAATTTCCCATATCCCGCCACGGCAGGCCAAACCTACACTTATAATGGTGTAACATGGACGTATAATGGGTATGCCTGGAGCTCTACTACAAATCTCTCTCTGCAATATGTAACGGACGTGGGTAATACCACTACTAATGATTTGATCGTAAATGGAACTGGAACATTCACATCTTTAAAAAGCAATAACTTTTTATATGGAGCTGGGGACAGATATAAAATGAGTCTTGCACAGACATACACAAACATTTATAGCGAGCCGAATAGCTCAATATATTTAGGTGATGTTAATAGATATGCAAATTTTGTCTTCTATCCAAGTACTGGATCACTATTAATAACCACCAATCAGGACAGTGATAATGCTATAAATGCATCATATTCTCTCCAAATTAAAAACGGAAGCTCTGAATTATTTAATGTTGGAAAGAATGGAAGTGTCGCTATAGGTGCTACCGCTAGCTCAGCAGGAAGACTTCAGATAACTAACACCTCCGCTATGGACGGTGGCCAGTTAGGAAACGAGCTTCTATCTTCAGCAGGCTGGACTTCAACAGGATGGACACCTGTATATCCAACATTTACCCATAATACAGGTAATACCAGCGTACTGTCAAACACGGTATCAGCAACAAGTGGTAACTATTATCAAGTTGTCTGTACGATTACTAACAGAACTGCTGGAAGTATCAGGGTAGTTTTCGGTGGTGTTGATATTAACCAGGGTGATATCACCAAAACTCTATATTCAGGATTTAGAGCAACCACAAGTACTGCATTGACAGTAACTCCAACAAACAGTTTTGATGGAACCGTTTCGCTCTCCATAAAGCGGGTAACCGCAGGAACCGCTACCGTTACAATGATTGATAGCGGGGGAACATCATCTAATGAAATAAGGGCTTTTGGAGGTGCATCTGGATCTAATACCAATTTTGCAATGGGCCTTTATGCCGGGCAAAGGCTTGTCAATGGAACTTATAACACTTTTATAGGATACCAAGCTGGGGCTAACACAATTTCAACAGACGGTAATCTTGGTATAGGGTATCAAGCATTAAACAGCAACACTCTCGGAACATTAAATACTGCTATAGGTCAAAGCGCATTAAATTCTAACACCTATGGTTTTGGTAATATGGCTCTTGGGTTTGCTTCTTTAGGTTCTAATACAACAGGGAATGGTAATTTTGGTCTAGGCTATGCAACTTTTAGTAATCTAACAAGCGGAGGATCAAATATTGCAATCGGAACTAATACTGGCCGCTACGCTAGTAACGGAATAACCACTCTTACAAGTGCAGACAACAGTATACTGATAGGAACTAATGTTTATCCAGAAGCTGTGGGTCAAACGGGTCAAATAGTTATAGGCTATGGCGCAACAGGATATGGATCCTTCACAACCACTATAGGAAGTACAGGTACTATAAAAACAATACTTCGCGGAAATGTACTTATAGGAACAACTACCGACACTGGCCAGAATCTACAAGTTACTGGCACATTTAAAACAACAGGGACAAACACTTTAACGGATCTTGGAGGAACTGGAACAAGAGTAGTGGCAACTGATAATACTGGTAAACTTAGTGTAGCATATGGGTATAATTTTTCAGGAAGTATTACATCAACTGGAACAACAGCAACAGTTAATTTATTAACAATAACAATACCAGCAAATTCCTTAACAGATTATTTAAACGTACGTAGTATAATGTTTGAACAATCAGGTACAACATTAGCTGGAGTACAAGTAAAAATATGGACAGGAACTACAAATGTATTTGGAAGTGCAACACAAATCTCAAATTATTCTTTTGGTGCAGGTGGTAATTTATTTGCTCAGATTTCAAGGTCATATTCCCTCCAATCAGGTTTATTGATAGGATATCCGCAAACCACAAATAGCGCAACTGGTACTGGTGCATCCCAAGCAGCAATATTATCAATATCTTTTAATACAGCGATAACTAATTATTTGTTTATATCTTTCCAATTATCCGATGCAACAGATACTGTAACATTAAGAAACGTAAACATTACCTACTAATTTCGAAGGTGATCTCCATAATTAGCTAATGCTCTTGAAAATCATGAGGGTTTGTAATTTAATGGATCATACGGATCTGAGCAGAGATATATACACTGTGAAGAATCTTTTAAGCTTTAAAAATTACAATCCAGAGGGTGAATATAAAGTCGAGACCCGTAGGGAGTTAAATCTTGATGCTATCAGAAACACCCCAGAATACATGAAGATTATAAGACTTGGATTCAAAGATGACACTTCACATCAGCAGGAACTTAATAATACCATTAAATTCGTAAGAACAACAAAGAAGCAAAAGGAGAGAGGACATGATGATGTTTTTTACACCGTTCATCCATCGGGAACAGTTAGGAGATATAATCCTATAAGAAGTGAAGAAACTCCAGAAGGAAACGGAAATGATATTAAGAAATTTAAACCTTTTAAAACCGCTAACGATTACAGAAAAGGTCTTAGATACCTTTACGAGTACCTTATTAGAAAACAACAAAAAGGAGATTTTAGATAGCATGTGTGACTGTAATGAAAGAAAAAGTGATATTGTTTATCTTGACCACTACAAGAAGGAGGTGAGCCAGATAGATAATAAGTGGATTCTTGACAATCAAAATCGAAAACTTCTGGTTAACTCTCCGATCCATGATATATACGGAGACATTATTGGCTATGTGGCTAAGAACGAAAGTGGAAACACAATCAGGATATTCAGAAAGAATGTTAAACAAATATTAGATTAAATATGTTTTACCCATCAGGAAAAGTTCCAAACGGAAAATTAGTTATCTGTCTAGATGATTCAAGACCAGAAATAGATGCAGTAACAGAAGACTGTAACGAGGATTGCATGCTAGAGTGCATTAGAGAATGGCTTGACGAAACAGAGTGTTGCGCAGAATCTTGGCAGCTTAAAGAGTACCTTAAAGAGAAAGGACTTGACGAGGATCTTGTTAATGAAGATATGGCAGGGGGGGCAGCAGCTGGATCACCAGCTCCTGGACTTGCAACTCTAGGAAATACCCCAGGTATGGGTAACGTGCAAGCTCCTATGAATGGAGGAACTAATGCCGGATTTTATAATAACTCTCTTAATGGATCTGGTGATAAATTTCCAAGTCTCTCTGCAGGAACGCCATCAGCTAGATCTAAACAGACTAAATCTAAGATAGTTAAGAACTACCTTGATTTTATGAAGAGAAAGAGAAGAAAATAAATAATCCAATCCCTATAAAAACAAAGCCCGTGACATACGGGCTTTTTTGTTGCTCTCGTTTCGCCATTATGTCGATCATAATATGCTATTTTGTCTATAAATCCCCATTGGCAAAGAATTTGAACTATCTATTTGCCAAAGAAAAGAAATCTTTTCAAGGTAATTCAATAAAACTAAAAAATAAATTTTAAAAACAATGGCAAAAGTAATCGGAATTGATCTTGGCACAACCAACTCTTGCGTTTCCACAATGGAAGCAAACGCACCAGTAGTTATTGTGAACCAAGAAGGAAAAAGAACAACCCCAAGTATTGTGAGTTTCAAAAACGGGGAAATTAAAATTGGAGATCCAGCCAAAAGACAGGCGGTAACCAATCCAGAGAACACAATCTCATCTGTTAAGAGATTTATCGGATCTAAGTACAGCGAGGTTAAAAACGAGGCCAAAAAGATGCCTTACAAAGTGAGGAAGTCTTCTGATGGTGAAAAGGTGGTGGTTGACACCAATGGAAGATCTTATATCCCACAAGAGATCTCCGCTATGGTTTTGCAGAACCTTAAAAAGACTGCAGAAGAGTATTTAGGTGAAGAAGTTAAACAAGCTGTTATCACCGTTCCAGCTTATTTCAATGACAGTCAAAGACAAGCCACCAAGGAAGCTGGAGAAATTGCCGGATTGGAGGTTTTAAGGATCATTAACGAGCCTACAGCAGCAGCCCTAGCTTATGGTCTTGATAAAGGAGAAAAGGACTTAAAAGTGGCTGTATACGATTTAGGTGGTGGTACTTTTGATATCTCTATTCTTGAAATTGGTAATGGGGTATTTGAAGTGCTTTCAACCAATGGTGATACCCACTTAGGTGGAGATAATTTTGATGAGAAAATTATCGATTGGATAGTTGAAGCTTTCAAAGAGGAAAGTGGAATTGATGCCTCTAAAGATTCTATGGCTTACCAAAGAATCAGAGAAGCTGCAGAGAAAGCTAAAGTTGAGTTATCAGCTTCTGCTGAAACTGAAATAAACCTTCCATACTTAAGTGCTGGTGCAGAAGGTCCAAAACACTTTGTAAAGAAAATTACCAGAGCTCAGTTCGAGTCAATGTGCGATGATTTAATTCAGAAAACATTGAAACCTTGTACTAAAGCTTTAGCTGATGCTAAATTAAAAGCATCTGATATTGACGAAGTTATCCTAGTTGGTGGTTCAACAAGAATCCCCAAAGTCCAAGAGGAAGTGGAGAAGCTATTTGGCAAAAAGCCATCCAAGAATGTTAATCCCGACGAGGTAGTGGCAATGGGCGCTGCTATTCAGGGAGCGGTTTTAGCCGGAGACATTAAAGATGTCTTGCTATTAGATGTGACCCCACTTTCACTTGGTATCGAAACTATGGGTGGGGTATTCACCAAGTTGATCGAATCCAACTCAACTATCCCTTTAACCAAGAGCGAAGTTTTTAGCACAGCTTCAGATGGTCAGCCAGCCGTAGACATTCACGTTCTTCAGGGGGAAAGACCAATGGCAGCAGATAATAGAACCCTTGGTAAATTCCAGCTTACTGATATCCCACCAGCACCAAGAGGGGTTCCTAAAATCGAAGTAACCTTTGATATTGATGCTAATGGTATCATTAACGTGTCAGCTAAGGATCAAGGAACAGGAAAACAACAAAAGATCAAAATTGAATCTGGATCTAAACTTAGTGACGATGAAATCCAAAAAATGAAAGACGAGGCTAAAAACAACGAAAAGACAGATCAGGATAGATTGAAGAAAGTTAAAATTACAAACGATTCTGATTCTATGATCTTCCAGGCAGAGAAAATGGCTAAGGATCTTGACGAGAAGCTAACTGATGAGGAGAAGACAGAAATCTCTACTCAGATTGAAGAGCTTAAAAAAGTAAAGGAAGAAGGGGATGTAGAAGCCATTGAAGCTAAAATGAATGAAGTGGCTCAGAAACTTTCTGAAATCTCAAGCAGAATTTACAGCCAAGCTCAGGAAACCCCAGAACAACCTTCAGCAGATACTAATGTTGAAGATGTCGTTTTCGAAGAATCTGAGTCTAAATAAGAACCAAATTCTAAATTTACAATAAAGCCGGGTAACCCCGGCTTTTTTTGTTCCGAGATTTTACCATATCTTTACCGCCTAAATTGAAAAATTGAAAAGAGAAATTCTTATACAAGAGGAGTATTTAGACGATCCTTGGAAAATGCTGGTTTGTTGTGTCCTTCTGAATCAAACAAATAACAAACAGGTAAGGCCGATTTTAAGCTCCGTATTTAGACTTATTCCAAATCCCGAATCAGCTATAACGTGTAACCCAGAAAGCTTGGCAGCGGTCATAAAAACAACCGGATTTCAAAATGTAAAAGCCTCCCGGATAATTAACCTTAGCCGGAAATGGCTAGAAGGATTTGATGATATAAAGGATCTCCCAGGAATTGGACAGTATGGGAAGGATTCTTGGGAGATCTTTATTAATAAGGATTTATCAATTCAAACTCGCGACAAGAAGCTATTTGCTTACCTCAGCTTTTTTAAGTAGATAAGCTCTCTCCAATCTAGTCATTCCTATTCCAGCTCCAAATCTAGGGAAGAATTCAAATGATAAAAATTCCTCTAATTCCTTTTCAACTCTCTCTTTCCCAAATAATTCGAATAGCTTAGCACAATAATTTCCATTCTCTATAGTGTAGAACATTTCCCTCATTTTATTAACGTCACAGCTACGTTCTGCACTTCCTATGGTTTCCTGTCCATATAGGATAACGTCTATTTTGTTGAATACCCCATTTGCTAGGTGTTTCATATTCCAAAATGGATTTGTTCTAATTGGAAAATTCTGTAGTGATACAACAGATCCAATTTCATTCCACATTTTAGTTTCGTGCTCAGCCTCAAGAATAGACGTATCATACTCCTGGCATAACCTTTCATAGTCAACAGCATTTGGTTTATCAAATCCTAAGTGAACTAATAGCTCCCTCTCTAAGTTATCCAGATCAATTATATTACCCTTACTTTCAAATTCAAACATAGGAAAGATTAGGTCATGTCTTCCTTGAATTGGATTTTTTTCCTGTCTGTATGAAGTTGTTAAACAAAATACACCAGGCCATTCCGGATTCTTTAGAAGCTCATACTCTAGCCACATTTGTCCAGTTTGGGGTAAAGGCCAAACCTCACCTTGATAGTTGAAGGTAGCTATAGAATGTGGATTCTCGCATGCCGCCAGGATTGATAAACGTGATTGCGTTGGTACTTCTTTGTAACCTTTTGCTAGAAAGAACTCCCTCATTTTCTGCACTAGTTCGTTGTAGATTTCTGTGTTTTTCATTTTTTGTTTTTTTTTTATTTTAAGTTGGATTTAAACCTCAAAAAAAATCCCTTCTAAAAGAAGGGAAATTAAAATAATATAGGAAATAGAAATGTTCTATTTATTGCTTTCTTGTGCGTTCGATTTTGTGATTTGCTATACATCTCTATTTTTATGATTTTAGTATATATTCCAGCTTGGGATTACAACCACTCTTTTGTTAACATCTTTCACCTTCTTCTTAGGTGCGATTAACTGTACAAATTCTTCAAATAGTTTTATTCTTCTCACGCTTCGTCAATTATTTTTAAGCATACGTCCTCAACAAATTCTTTCATGTCTATCACATCAATCGTATCTACAGAATCTGTCATTTTGTGACAATTAAATAACATGCTATAGTCAAGATAATCCCCGTCTTTATTGATTATCGGTGTTTCTTTATTTGTTATTGGTAGTGGATTTATTACTGTTGAATCTATACCATACTTTTTAAAGATAACAGAGTCATTGAATGGAACTTTAACTATAGGGCATTCAAATCTGTTTGCTATCCATTGGGTAAGATTAGTTCCCATTGCTCCAACAAAGAAGTTTGTACCTCCTCTGCCTGTCAGTTCTAGGTTTAGAATCCATTTACATTTGAATTCTCCTCCCTTTATTCTTTGAGACAATCTATCTGAACCTATTCCACCAACCTCTTCGCCATCTAAAATAACCACATTCACGTTGGGTCTTTTTTTCTTAATAGCTAGAGCGTTTATAACTGAGCAAGAATTATCGTTAGCGTTATCAGAGTTTGGATTCACTATATCGTGGTGAGCAACCACAAATTTATCAGAGCTTCCGGTAAGCATAATGTTAAAGAAATTATTTCTCTCCTTAACCACCTGTCCCACTATATCTTTTAATTCCTCTGTATATTTGTCAACAATGTCACCGTACTCATCACCAAGCATGTCCATCATATCAGGCTCTATGAATTTTGGATCCTCGTCTACCCCCTTGTCACTTAGAAAATCTTCGGCTTCTTTGCTAAATTCAAAATATAGACTTCTAACCGCTTTAACCTTCTCTGGATCAAGATCCGTTTTTGTTCTAAGAATTTCAGGTGCGTCCATAATTAAATAATCAAAAACTTCCTCATCAGTTCCCCAAATGTCCAATTCTGCACTAAGCCCCATTTCTTTACATAAATCAAGAATATATTGAACTCTGGGGGTAGGATCAACCCCATTTTTGTAGCAGACCCCTTTATTTTTAACTTTACAGAATTCGTATATTTTATGGTACATTACTTTTCTTTTTTAGAAGATTTTGTTTGGAATGAATCTTTAAGGTATCTTGTAATATCAGATCCAGATCTTTTTTTGCCTTTTAAGAATTTATTGAATTCCTCTGACTTACCCTCTTTATCCAAAAAATCGTGGAAATAATTTGCCTCATACATTGCATCAACAATTTCTGGCATACTTGGGTTTGCTGGGGTGTAATTCCTAGAATTTACCCTTACTTCAGTACTTTGTGCCGGAACATCAACGCTTCCTGGAGAGTCTAACCATTCATTTAAGAAGTCTGTGAAATTTTTTGCCATATTCTAATAAAAATCTTATAGGTTATATATCTAATCCCGGAACTTAACCCGTGATAACCATTATAACAATCAAACATCCTTAGAATGATCGTAGACATAGAGAATCAAGGCAAATCTTTAAAAGTTTCACATTTCACCAAAGACGGAGATCTAGCATTCATAACAGTACCTATCCCAGAATCAGAAAGATTTGTTTGGGAGAAGTGCACCCCCAGTAATTCGTCTAAAGATAGAGAGTGGAAAACTTGGACGGGTGAACCTGTGAAGAAAGTGAAAACTGAAAGATATGACAAATATAGAATAGCTCAGATTTTAGAGGAAGCCCCAAAAGAACTAACCGCTCCACTTTGGGAATTCCAAACACCTAAAAAATATTTTGTCGATATTGAGGTTGAGATTACAGAGGAGATGGCAGCAGCTTTGGATACTGCTAATGCAAAGAATAGGATCCTATCTATAGGTATTGCAACAGATAAATGCAAGCTTATCCTTTTAGGACTAGACCCTTTGACCCCTGAACAGCAAGCAAGCATCTACAAGAAGCTCAACACATACTTCGAAAAAACTGGTGATGAGTGGTCATTTAAATATAAACAATTCGAAACTGAGTATGATCTAGTTTACACGTTTTTTAAAGATCTGGGTCCTAAAATGCCTTTAATTACTGGATGGAACTGGTTAGGATATGACTGGCCTTATTTGCTAAACAGAGCTAAAAAATTAGGCATAGATCCAAAAATCATTTCACCCGGAGGATATCTTCTAGGAAAGGAACAGCTACCCGCGCATCTACTAATGGTCGATTACCTGGAGATCTATAAAAAATGGGACAGAGTTATTAAAATCAAAGAAAGTAACCGATTAGATTATGTTGCAAATAAAGCTATAGGTCTTAAAAAAATAGAATACAACGGAACACTTAGAGATCTTTACCAATCCAATTTTGAAGATTTCATTTACTATAACGCAGTTGACTGTGCTCTTGTTCACTATATCGATCAAAAGCTCAAAACCATGCAGACCTTCTTCAAGATAGCTCAAATCGCAGGTGTGGAGATAAATAGATCCCTTTCTCCAGTTTGGTCAACAGAGATCATGATGTTGAGAAAATTCTTAGAACGAAAGCAGATTTTCGTTCAAGAAAAAAAGGATGAGGTTCATGTTAAATTTGCAGGTGGATATGTAAAAGAGCCAATAACCGGACTTCATGAATGGATTGCTTGTTATGACTTTGCTTCGCTCTATCCCAATACCATGGTTCAATGGGGCATTTCTCCAGAGTCATATAAAGGTAAGGATCCGGTTAACCCTAAAGAGGAATGGACACGAACAGCCTCGGGTGCTTATTTTGGATCAGACGAGGAAAATCCTATTATCAGAACAATAATCAAGGATCTCTACTCGAAAAGGAGAAAAACAAAAGATCGAATGCTTGCCCTTCAGATCGAAATAGATCAGTTACAAAGAAGTATAGAAAATAAATAATTAATAAATAGGGCCCTCCAAATGCTTTTGATATATAAAAAGAGCCCACTAAAAAACAACAAATATGGCAAACAAAGACAATTCTTGCGCAAATCTATTGATTGAAGACCTTTGGTCTGATGCTACAGAAGCTTCGACTTTAGGTGAAAAGATTGATACCCTAGGGGATATTCTTAATCTACAAGCAGAAACTCAGAAGAACGTTTACGGTTACGACTTCGAGAACATGAGTCTTAGAGAAGTTATGAACTTCTGGCACATGAACGAGCACGCTTTAATAGATGAAATCTATGAGGCTACTGATGCACTGGGAGGCATCAAAGATGGTAACGGAAATGCTATCTGGAAGAAATGGAAATCTGCATACTCCAGCTACGATTCTTTGAAATTCTCGGATCTTTCTGAGACTGATAAGATTGAGTGTAAATTTGAAATTGTTGATATGTTGCATTTCTTTATGAACTATGCAGCATCAATTGGAATGACCTCACAGGAAATGTATAATATGTACATGAGCAAGAATGAAGAAAATAGAAACCGTCAAAAAAATAACTACTAAAATTTTTAAATCGAAATGTCAGAAAATTTATACCCACTACCAGAACCAATTTTAAAAGATAACCCAAATCGTTTTGTTATATTTCCTATAGAGCATCACGACATTTGGAAAATGTACAAACAGCAAGAAGCTTGTATTTGGACAGCAGAAGAGATTGACCTAGCTCAAGATCTAAATGACTGGAGAAACAAGCTTAATGACGACGAAAGACATTTCGTTAAGAATGTTCTAGCTTTCTTTGCTGCTTCAGATGGAATTGTAAATGAGAATCTAGCAGAGAATTTTGTATCTGAAGTACAGTACACAGAAGCTAAATTTTTCTATGGATTTCAGATCATGATGGAGAATATTCACTCGGAAACATATTCACTTCTAATTGACACATATATTCAGGATCCTGCAGAGAAGGACAGACTTTTCAGAGCTATTGAAACCATCGATGCGGTTAAGAAAAAAGCAGAATGGGCATTAAAGTGGATAGATTCCCCAAATTTCCAAGAAAGACTAATTGCATTTGCTGCAGTTGAAGGTATATTCTTTAGTGGATCTTTCTGTTCAATCTTTTGGCTGAAGAAAAGAGGACTTATGCCGGGTTTAACTTTCTCTAATGAGCTGATCTCAAGAGACGAAGGAATGCACTGCGATTTTGCTGTAATGCTACATAACAACCACTTGGCTAACAGAGTTCCTGAACACAAGATCAAGGAGATTATCATGAGTGCCTTAGAAATAGAGAAAGAGTTTATTACAGAGTCTCTTCCTGTTAAATTGATAGGTATGAATTCAGATCTAATGAAACAATATCTTGAATTTGTTGCCGATAGACTTCTAGTTGATTTGGGATGCTCTAAGGTTTACAATTCAGAAAATCCTTTTGACTTCATGGTCAATATTGCTCTACAAGGAAAAGTTAATTTCTTCGAAAAAAGAAACCCAGACTACCAGAAATCTGGAGTTATGAACTCGAATCATAATGACGGGTTCGTAATGGATGAGGATTTCTAAGAATCAAAAATAAATTTTAAAAATAACCATAAGGTAAAATGCAAGTAGTAAAGAGAGATGGCTCTAGAGAGCCCGTTAAGTTTGAAAAAATTTCCAATAGAATTAGAAGAATGACATATGATCTGAATACAGATTATATTGATTCGACTGAAATAGCACAGAAAGTTATTGCTGGAATATATGATGGGATTACTACAGAGGAGCTAGACAATCTAGCAGCTGAGACAGCGGCTTCGCTGATTCCTAAACATCCTGATCATTCCATTCTGGCTTCAAGGATAGCAGTTTCTAGACTTCACAAAACAAATAAGAAGAAATTTTCGGAAACCATTAAAGATCTTTATGAGTATATCGATCCAGAGACTAATCAACCAGCAGGTTTGATTAATGACGAGACCTATAATTCAGTAATAAAGCACAAGCAAAAATTTGATGGTGCTATTATTCATGAGAGAGATTTTAATTTTGAATACTTTGGGTTCAAAACATTAGAGAAGAGTTATCTTCTAAAAATGAATGGTAAACCAGCGGAGAACCCACAACACATGTATATGAGAGTGGCTGTGGGAATTTGGGGTGATGATGTAAAAAATGCTATTAAAACTTATGAGCTTTTATCTAATCATCAGATGACTCATGCAACACCCACATTATTCAACGCTGGAACTAAAAAACCCCAATTATCTTCTTGTTTCTTGTTAATGATGTCTGATGATTCAATTTCAGGAATTTATAAAACTTTATCTGATGTTGCTACCATTTCACAGAATGCTGGGGGTATAGGTTTAGCTATTCATAATGTTAGAAGTACCGGATCTTATATAAAAGGAACAAATGGAACATCTAATGGAATAGTTCCTATGTTAAAAGTCTTCAATGAAACTGCAAGATACGTTGATCAAGGCGGGGGAAAGAGAAAAGGATCTTTTGCAATCTACCTTGAACCTTGGCATTCTGATATAGAAGATTACCTAGATTTAAGAAAGAATACAGGTAAAGAGGAATTAAGAGCCAGAGATCTTTTCTTGGCTTTATGGGTTCCTGATTTATTTATGAAAAGAGTTAAGGAAGATTCTGATTGGTCTTTATTCTCACCGTCTGATGCAGAAGGTCTTTGGGAAAAGTATGGCGAAGAATTCGAGAAAGCATACGAAGGATTTGAAGCTTCAGGGAAAGCTAGAAAAGTTATAAAAGCAAGAGATCTTTGGAGCAAGATTTTGGAATCACAGGTTGAAACTGGAACTCCTTATATGCTTTACAAAGATGCTGCTAATAGAAAATCAAATCAGAAGAATTTAGGAACAATTAAAAGTTCAAATCTGTGCACTGAGATTTTAGAGTACACAGATAAAGATGAGCAAGCAGTATGTAATCTAGCCTCTATTCCTGTTAATAAATTTTTGAAATCTACTGATGCAAGAACTTCCAAAATAATTAGAGGAAAATGTGAAGTTGATCATAAGTCTCTTTATGATGTTGCTTATCAAACAGCAATAAATCTAAATCGTGTAATTGACGTAAACTACTATCCAACACCAGAAACTAAAAAATCAAACTTTAGACACAGACCAATTGGAATAGGGATTCAAGGTTTAGCAGATCTGTTTGCAATGATGCGTCTTCCATTCACTTCTCCGGAAGCAAGAAAGGTTAACGAGGATGTTTTCGAAACCATCTACTTTGCATCTATGACTGCTTCAATGGATTTAGCTAAAAGGGATGGAGCATATGAAACCTTCCCTGGATCACCTTTAAGTCAAGGTCAATTCCAATTCAACCTTTGGGGATTTGAAGATAATCAATTATCAGGAAGATGGGACTGGGATAAATTAAGAAAAGATGTTATGAAGAACGGTGTTAGAAATTCACTACTTCTTGCTCCAATGCCAACAGCATCAACAGCTCAGATCATGGGCAACAATGAGGCTTTTGAACCATTTACTTCAAATCTCTACACAAGAAGAACACTTAGTGGGGAATTTATATTGATAAACAAACACTTGGTTGCTGATCTTATCTCTCTGGGTCTTTGGAATGAGGATATTAAGAATTTAATTATACTTCATAAAGGATCAGTTCAAAAGATTCCACAAATTCCAGAAAATATCAGAGAAGTCTACAAAACAGTTTGGGAGATTAAACAGAAGGATATAATTGAAATGTCAGCCGATAGAGGTAAATTTATTTGCCAATCGCAATCACTAAATTTATTCATTGAGGGAGTGAATTCAGCTAAATTGACATCTGCGCACTTCTATGCATGGGAGCTTGGACTTAAAACAGGCATGTACTACTTGAGAACTAAATCTGCTGTAGATGCTATGGCAGGTCTAGGGATAGATATGGAGAAAACAAAAAAGGCACTTAGACTTTCTGAGGAAAAGAAAGAAATTACACCAGTAAGTGAGGCAAAGGTAGAATTGGAAGGAATGACCAGTGAGGAGTTAAGTAAAGCTGCGGAAGAGGTTGCTTCAGGCATAATGTGTAGTCTAGATAATCCAGATGATTGTGTACTATGTAGCTCATAAATAAAATACTAAAAATGGCAAAGATTAAAAAGCTTTCAGAATTTGAAATTAACGAATCTTCGGATCAGGGTGAAATAATGATCGTCCTTGGAGCTCCTGGTTCAGGTAAGGGAACTTTATCGAAAGAATTAAAAAAGACCTACGGATTTTCACACATCTCAACGGGTGATATTATCAGAAACTCCGACGATCCGGAATTAAAGAAAATTATCGAAGGTGGGAATTTAATTCCTGACGATATGATGGTTAAAATACTTAGAAAAGAACTTAAATCTCTAGACGTTTCTAAAGGAATTATTCTCGACGGATTTCCAAGAACAATTAAACAAGCTAGAAGATTAGACACAATGTTAGGCAGAATGGGATTGGGTCTGAATCATGCTTTTTATCTGGATCTGCCAAATGAGATAGCAAAGGATAGAATTAAGGCTAGAGCTAAAGAGGAGAACAGAAAAGATGATTCTAGTGACGAGATAGTAAATCAAAGATTCAAAGAATATGAGGAGAAAACTTTACCTCTAGTTGACTTCTATGAAAAGTGCAGAAAGTTGGTTAAGGTAGAGGCAGAGAGCGGTAAAGATGAAGTTCTAGCTGCTGTTGTTAAAAAACTTGGATTAAAGAAATCTTAATAGAATGAATAGTGCGGCTGACGATTTTGTAAATAGTTTGAAGAGTAAAATTTTAGATTCCAAAATTCATGAGGAGTTTAAAAAGAATATCCTTAAAGATTGCGTTGATTATCTAGTTTCAGTTTTTAAAAATACAGATTTAAATCTGAGATCAATTAGCCAATTTGAGAGTAGAGATTTTTGCTTCTTGCTAGATGTATTATGTTCTAACAATCCCCACGAATCAATAAAGAATTGTTTATCCCTTAATGAGATAAAATACAAGTCAAAAGAATTAACAGAAAGCAAATTTGCGGTTTGGGTAGATCTTGAAAACAGATTGGTTAGTTCAGGAAACCCACATAATATTTTTTTCATCGACGTTTATTCAAAGAAGGACAATCTTTATAAACTTAGGATCTCCACGCTAGAATCACCTATTAAGTACTATTTATTAGATAAAAGCTATCACGAATTCTCATTCTGGGTTTTTGATGATGAATTTGATGCCTATAAAATTTCACTAAGGGGAAAGGATCGTAACAAGAAAAAACAGAATATTGACACGGAGGATGGGAAATACCAGATCCATGTTCATCTTAACGATATAGGGGAAATGATTTTTTTTGAATTAAATAAAAAAAAGAGAAAGAAAAACAAACAATAGCTGTATAACACTTAAAAGTAATATAAAATGAGCAAAAAGAATCAAAAGAAATCTATCCCAATGGGTATTCCTAAGCCTATTGTAAAGATGCAGGAATTGAAGCAAACAATTGAGCTTTGCTTGGTTATGATAGTTAAGGATGAGGAGGACACTATCGAAAAATGTCTTTCAGCAGTTGCTCCGTATATTTCATATTGGGTAATTGTCGACACCGGATCTAAGGATAAGACCAAAGAGGTTATTAATTCAACAATGGAAAAACTTGGAATTCCTGGTGAACTTCACGAGCGTCCATGGGTAAATTTCGAAGTTAACAGAACAGAGAGTCTTGAGTTGGCTAAGGGTAAATGTGATTACAGATGGATTATAGATGCCGATGACACTTTCATTGCAGAAATGCCAGGAAGAAATCCTTTTGCTGGTTTGGATAAGACCCCAGATGCTTACCAGATCATGTACAGATTAGGGGCTCTTCAATACCATCGTGTTCAGGTAGTTAGATCTGATGTTGATTGGTGTTATAAAGGGGTTCTTCATGAATATCTACATACAGATAAGCAAAACCTAATCCAGGGCACAATTCCGCATTCTCACGTTATTGCGGACATCTCGCCTCTTAAGAGAGCATCGAGTCTTCAAGAGAAATACTCTAATGACGCTAAAATTCTAGAAGAGGCTTTAGAAAAAGAACCCGATAATGCCAGATACGTTTTCTATCTAGCTCAAAGTTATAGAGATTCTGAGCAATATGAGAAGTCGATAGAAGCTTATGTTAAAAGAGCTGAGATGGGTGGCTGGGAAGAAGAAGTCTACTATTCGATGTACATGGAGGCTAAAATAAAGGAGAGATTAAACTATCCAATCGATGAGGTTGTTAATCTTTACTCAAAGGCATGGGAATACAGACCATCGAGATTGGAGTGTGCATTCCACGTTATGAGAAAGTTAAGAGAACAGAAAAGATTCTTGATCGCTTTTGCCTATGGAGACGTAGCTATTAAAACTAGAGGAACATCAGATATTCTTTTCGTTGAACCTGAGATCTGGCAATGGAGACTTCTTGATGAGTACTCATTGGCTGCACATTATATTGGAAACCCAGAGATTGCTTTAGAAAAAACTACTGCCATCGTTAAATCTGAATTTTTCAACGGTATTCCAGATTTTGAAAGGGATAGGCTTAAAAAGAACCTAGAATTCTATCAAGCTGCAGCTAAAGAGAAAGCTAAACAAGTGGAGCAAGCCAAAAAAGCTCAGAATCCAGCGATATATAATGGAAAAAGATAATTAGCATGAAACACCTTCTGGAATTTGAATCATATGAATCTAGCTTAAACGAAGCCAAAGTGCCAGTTTACAACGAAGCACATTACAGAGGCCATGATTCAAAGCCTGAAATGAGTGTGCCTACTGAAGATCTAACCGAAATTATCAACATTTTCTTAGGATCTCAGGCTAGTGGCGAGATTGAAATGGTTGTTGTTGAGACTATATTACCTAGTCAAGGTAAAAATGCTCCAGAGTATATTAAAAGAGAAGCGGAAAGAGAAAGAGAAAGAATGGCTAAAAGAAAATATGCCATCTATGGAAGCAGAACAGAAAGAGACGACAGACCAGAAGATGATTATACGGATGCTATCAATATTTTCACCGACGTAGAATTTGTAGTGACTGGGGTTGGCCAAAAAGACGGAGCTGAATGCGTTTTCGCCATCCCCAGATCATTTTATATTAAAACTAAGAGACAACCTGAACTAGCTTCTGATTACACTATCTGCATTCTACCAGAGCAGATAGAACAGGTTACTTACGTTCCTACCAAATAGGAATCCCTATTTTTCTTTAATTTTATTTTTTCTTCGAGAAATTTTCTTACATTTGCTTTGTATAACTAAAGCACAGTGATTTATGTGGTCATTGATCCTGTGTTTAATAAACCATAAAGATGAAAGGTAAATTACATAAAACTAAAAACGGCTGGACAGTTCAATATGAGGATTACCTGAGGGTATTCCCATTTCCACAAACCGTTTCAAAAGAGATTCCGTTACATCCTTATTTAGAACCAAACTATGAACTCGGTAGAGATATGGATGGTGAAGAAGTAGAATTTGAGATAGAAGATTTTTGGGAAACTGGATTGGAAGAGCCCATTAGAGTTGCCAACACTGACATTCAAATAGATGAAACTGGTTATCCCCTTATAGATGGAACTTTAAAAATTTGCAATGAAATTATTGAGAAGAGGGAATTAAAAGAGAAATACGATCTGGCGGAAAGCTTATGGGAAGGATGCGATGGATGTGATGAGAGCGATAAGAACTTCTGGATGAAAGGATTCGTTTCTGGACTAAATTATTATGATGCACAGATTCCTGACGAATATATAAAAAAGGCTGCCTCGGAATATTCTTCTAGTTTCATGAATAAAGGGGTTGCAGAAACGAGCTTTATCAGAGCATGTTATTGGTGTCAAGAGTACCTTAAAAAATAGAATGATAAAAAATGAGAAAATTAAAGTTTATACTAAACGATCTAAAATTTTTCAAGGCTTTATTTAGCCCATTTAAGCCTTTCGGGTTAAAATTCTACGCGGGGAAGATTGCTATTGGTACTCCTTACTTCTTTCCAAGAAGATGGAGAAAGCTCAATGAAGATGAGGTTAGAGAAAAGGCTCAGGGAATGTTAGACAAGCAAATAAAAGCTGTGGCTGTTAATCCCAACGTTCCCCAGTTAACACTCGATCAATGGATTGAGAAATCTAGAGGCTTTATGAAAGCAGTTCCAAAAAAAGTGGGATTTGACTTTGTTAGATTAGGATGGAAAACTAAATGGAGTGATAATGACTTTAGATTTGAATGGTCTCCCTTAATCTCATTTGTATTTTTTAAATGGCAAGTAGCAGTAACGGTTAATGCACCTGAACCCCATTATTGGGAATGCTGGTTGTACTATGAATATGCTACAGACAAAACTAAATCAAGAAAAGAAAGAGTGGCTCAATGCAGAGAAGAGTTTCCTCAAACTTGGACTGCCCACCGTGGTGATGAAAGTGAAGAGACCATTGACTACTACAATCTTGTGATTAAACCAAAATATTTAACACCTAAAAAATAAAAGATGATAAACAACTTCGATCTAATTAGACCACTCCTGGATTTCTCAGATTCGGACACCTATTATTTTCTTGAAATCCTGAAGAGGAGAAAGGATAATCCTGGGCTTGCTAAAGATATGGTTGTTATTGATGACCTTTTTATTTATAACCTAGCACACTTTGATGCCATAATGGATTCTATTATCCAAACGTGTGATACTAATAATGCAAGAGCTTACTTCAGAATAAACAAAAGAAGTGCAAAGAAGACAGCATTTCAAATGCTAAAGCGAGTAACTGATATTATTATGTCTGAAGATTACAAGGCGGTTAGATTTGCCTTTAGCTCGGTCTCAGGTGAGTTTCATGGTGACGATGATAAGAAGTGGATTGTTGACATTGACTGGAAAGACTTCGAAGGACGTAAAGCATTTTTAGGAGTTATGCATCAAAGGATAAAGGATCTTCAGGAAGAGACCGGCAGAGAACCTATGATGGAAATGATTCCAACCAAGAATGGTTATCATTTAATTACGAGACCGTTTAACATTCAAAGAATGACCCAGTTTCTTGCAGACAACAAAGCAAAAGTGGACATCCATAAAGATAATCCTACTATTTTATACATGCCTTAAAAAATTAAAAATGCAAAATGTAAACAGCTGCTGCTATGTAGCAAAAATAGATGTAATTGAAAACATTCCGGGTGCAGATAAAATAGAACAAGCCCGCATCGGTGGATGGAATTGCATCATACAGAAGGGGGAATATAATGTTGGGGATTTGGTTGTTGTTGCAACCACCGATGCGGTTATACCCCAAGATTTATCCGATGATATGAACGTAACCAACTATCTCCGCAGGGGACAGAGGGTTAAAACGGTAAAGTTAAGAGGTGTGTATAGTGAGTGTTTGATAATACCTTTAAAGTTTATTTCTTATAAAGGAACCCCTAACGAATATTACGAGGGTAGAGATATGATGAAGGAGTTAAACATCTTCAAGTATGAACCCCCGGTTAAACAAATAACCCTTGGTTCAGGTAGAAAAATAAGATATCAAGATAATCCAAATTTCCTTGTGTATTACAAGTTTCCTAATATGAAGAATGTTACTGGAATGTTCACTGAGGAAGATCTGGTTCAAATTACTAGAAAGATACATGGTACAAACGCAAGATATGGTATAGTAAGAAAAACAAAATTGTCTCTATTAGACAAGATAAAGCTAGCACTTGCAAGAAAGATAAAGCCTGATTGGAAATGGTCTGAATATGAGTTTGTTGTTGGTTCGCATAATGTTGAGAAGGGATCAGACTCACAAGGATTCTACGATACGAATGTATGGTATGAGATTGCTGACAAATACAAGATCAAAGAGAAATTATGGAAGTTTGTTAAGGAGAAAATGTCGGATGAAGTAGGTTCGGGAGTTGTTTTATATGGCGAAATTTACGGTAAAGGAATTCAGAAAGGATATGATTACGGGTTAGATGATATTAAATTTTGTGGATTTGATGTTATGTGGGACGGAGAATATTTATCAACTCTTCTTGCAAAGATGGTTATAGAAAATGATTTGGAACTATCTCATGCGGATATACTTTATGTTGGTAAGTGGTCACAAGAGATTCAAGACAAGTTTGTATTTAATAACTTTATAAATGGGACAAAAGTACCACACGAGGGTGTTGTAGTGAAGCATGTACACGGTGTACGTAATAAGATTGCCAAGGTGATCAATCCAGATTATCTAATCTACGGAGAGAAACATGATATTGGAGATTCCCACTAATTTTTTTACCCCGAGAAATCTCCCTACATTTGCAAAGATTAAAAAGAAGTTTTTATGTTAAATATAAAGTTGGAGCCTGGACAAAAGTTATTCTTCACCTCTGATACTCATTATAATCATAAGAATATATGTAGAGGAGTAACTAACTGGAGACGTCAGGATGGCTCTATTCCAATCGATCAGACTAGGGACTTTCAGAATCTAGAGCATATGAATTCTGTTATTGTTGATAATATCAACAAGACAGTAGGCCAAGATGATATACTGATTCATTTGGGTGATTGGTCATTTGGTGGATTTGATTCAATCAAAGAATTTAGAGATAGAATTATCTGTAAGAACATACATTTAATTCTCGGAAATCACGATCACCATATCGAAAATAACAGAGGAGATGTTCAGAGCTTATTTTCAAGCGTAAGTCAATACACCATATTATCTGTTGAGATTGAAAATAAGATGGCTGCTAAATCGAAATTCGAGTTTGTATTAATGCACTATCCTCTTACTAGCTGGCATGATATGAGCAAAGGCAGATTTCATTTATTTGGTCACGTACATTTACCTGCCAATAAGAAACTGATGGGGGGTAGATCAATGGATGTTGGATGTGATGGTAACAATTTAACTCCTTATCCTTTAGGTGAGGTGGTTAGAATGCTATCTGGGCGTCCAGTTCAAGCAAACGTTTTACCATTCGATCATCATGAAGAAAGATTAAAAGGAGAACAATAAAATGAAAACACTAATACTATTAAGAGGATTACCGGGTGCAGGTAAATCAACACTAGCCAAAGCAATAGAAGGCACACATCTTGAAGCAGATATGTACTTCATGGAGAATGGAACTTATCACTTTGATCCTGCTGGGCTAAAAGACGCTCACGAATGGTGTCTACACAGCACCGAAACTGCGATGAGAAGAGGCGAGGACAAGATTGTTGTCTCTAATACATTCACCCAAGAGTGGGAGATGGAAAACTATATTAAACTTGGGGGGAAGTATAATTTCAGGGTACATTCCATCATAGTAGAGAATAGACACGAAGGAGTAAATGTTCACGGATGTCCAGACGATAAGATAGAACAAATGAAAAATAGATTTCAAATAAAGTTATGATAACAGCAAAAGAAAAAGCACAAGAATTATACAGAGACTCATATACTAGATGGTGCTATGAGCTATCGCACGAGAAGAATGTATTAACAGCTAAATCTATATGCAAGTACGTTTGCGATAATGTACTAAGTTATATGGGTGCAGATAGAGGTTACGAGTTCTGGTCTGAAGTAAGGAATATAATTATAACATCTTCTCATGAAGATCTTTACAACAAATCAAAAAATCAAGAAGATGAAGGGAAAATTGCATAAAACAGAAACAGGATGGGTGGTAGTTGAAGACCCATTTTATGATTTTACAGGAATGCCATGTGTAGGTGGAACGTATCCAATACACCCGGACTACGTAAAGGTTTATCTCTTAGATGAAGATGCCGAGGATGGTGAAGTGGAGTTTGAGATAAAATACTATTGGACAGATGAAATGCAGCAACCAATAGAGGTTGCTAAACTCGTTAGAAGCAATACAAAACAGATACTCACAGAGATAATGGGGGAAGATTCTAAAGATGCTCCAAAAGAAGATAGTGATTATCCTACAACAACAACGGACTTAATAGATGGTGCAATATGGTCATTACCTTTTGATGAAAGAATTAAATGTTGGGATTTAATAGAAAAGTTAGTAGAAGAAGAAAAAAAATCTCTATACACAGAAGAGCAAGTTAGATTGGCAATCAGAAAATCTCGCGTAACTAATACGGAAAATGTTATGGGAAATGGATTGAAGCTACACGCATACACAGATGATGAAATTGTAGAATTAATTTCAGAACCTAAAAAAGATTAATTATGATAGTTATTTTAGGAATGATTGGAATAATAATATTTATAGGTCTTATGAGTATATCTTATAACTTAATAGAAATTAATAAAACATTAGAAAAAATAAAAGATAAACTATGACACAAAAAAAAGACATAAACTATTGGAAGAATAATTGTGAAGAAGATTATATGACTACACCTATTAGTGTGTTAAGATATATTTCTGAACTTGAAAAACTTGTTACATATCCCAAACAAGAAATATCAGATGAAGAAATAGAGAAAGGTGCAAAAGAAATTCATATAAAAGAAATGTGTGAGTTTGCAGAATTTGTAGCTACTTATCCTGATAAAAACAAAAATGTAAATGGTGATATGTTACATGCTAAATCAAAGTATGATGGAGCTGAGAGAACGATAGATTTATTAAATATATTTAAAAAAAATAAAAATAAGGGCTAAAAAAAGATTAATTATGAAAACATTTGGACTATTCCTAATTGTATGGTTAGCATCTATTCTTATATCATTTAATGTATGGAAAGGTGCTACAATAGAAGAAATGCTTAAAATGTTATTAGCTACACAAATAGCTTATATAATGTATAAATTAACTAAAGAAGAATTAAAAGACTAAACTTATGACATCAGTAACTTGGCTATTAGAAGAACTTAAAAAGGTTCATCATCCTACAGAAGCAATGATTATATATGCTAATAAATTACACAAGCAAGAAATAGTAAATGCTTTTAGTGCAGGTGCAGAAGATGGGTTTGATGGATTGGGTGATTCAGATGTAGAATTGTATTATGAAACATTGGCTAATGGTAAAGATTGGTCGAAAGTTACACTTAAAATGAGAGATTTGTTTAAACAAAATACAACAAATGAAGATTGGGAAAACAGTAGTGGATTTTATCAAAAAACTAAAAAAGATTAATTATGAAAGGAATATTAACTAAAACAGAAAAGGGATGGGTGGTAAACTATAACTATTCTATTAATAAGAATGATTGGGAAACACTTCCCTTACACCCTGACTTTATAGAACTAATGGATACTTGCTTCACTTCTAAATTTACACAAGATGTAGAGTTTGAGATAGTTAATATAGTTTCTAATAAAAATACTTTATCTGATGATGATAATGTGTTGATGGGAATTTATGCCAAACTAATTAAATCTGGCCATATTTCTGACATCAGCAAAATGGTAGAACTTCCCCAACAAGAAACTCTATATACAGAGGAACAAGTTAGGGATGCAATAAATATGGCAGATAAATATGGTTATTTACTTGTTTCTGAAAAAACAGAAATCATCCAATCACTTAAACAACCTAAAAAAGATTAATTATGAATTACAATTTACAAGGAGAAACAATCAAACTAAATACATTAGTATCACCTCCAGAATATGTGGGAGGATATAGAATAGGTAAATCAACCACTGGATATATTCAATTCAATTTAACATATAAACCAAATTGGTTCCATAGACAATTTATGAGAATATTATTGGGTTGGTATTGGTTTGATCAAAAATAAAAAAGTTATGACATCAATACAATGGTTTGTTACTCAACTTTATAAAAACTTTGAAATTAAAGGGGATGTTTTTATAATGGATGAATTAGTTGAACAAGCTAAAGAAATGCACAAGCAAGAGATAATTAATACTTGGTATAATGGATATATCAATCAATCTCCAATGGTTGATGAAGAAAATTGTGGAGAACAATTCTATAAAGAAACATTTAAAAAAGATTAACTGTGGCAATAGATTTAAAAAAATTAGAAGAAAAAATTGATAAAGCTTTATCTGAAGAAACCGATGAATCTTTAAGTAATTGGCTAGAAAATAAAAGAAAAATGAAAACTGTAGTAATAGGAGATGTTCACGGTAGATCAGTTTGGAAATTGATCTATGAATTAGAGAAGCCCGATAGAATGATATTCATAGGAGATTATTTTGATTCGTTTGACATATCAGGAAATGATCAGCTTAATAACTTTCAGGATATACTTAAATTCAAAGAGAGCGGGATATGTGAGGTCATTCTTTTAATAGGGAATCACGATCACCACTATTTTCCTGAAGTTGGCGATACAGGAACAAGTGGATACCAACACTTATTAGCTCCATCTATAAGTTACATAATAGGTGAAAATAAAAAACACCTCCAAATGGCATACCAGATGGGACAGTTCCTATTCACACACGCAGGGGTGAGCAGTGACTTTATGGATAGTGCTTTTGGAAAGGATGTATGGAAGACCGAAACTTTAGCTACGGACCTAAACGAACTTCATAGATATAAACCAAAATCTTTTACGTTTGGTGCTTACTGTGACCAAACTAGAATTACCGATCCTTACGGAGATGATATACGGCAATCCCCTATTTGGATTAGGCCTAGATCTTTGATGAAGGCTAACAGAGACACACTGAGGAAAGATGTTATCCAGATCGTTGGTCACACACAGGTTGAAAGAGTTGATAAGAAGGGAGGGGCTACTGGTGGAAGATATTGGTTTATAGACTGCTTAGGCACTAGTGGGGAATATCTTATTATCAATGACGAAGAAATATCATTCGGAAAAATCTAATTAGCATGCAAAAAGAATTTATCCCTTACGAACAAGCATTAGCTCTTAAAGAACTTGGGTTTGGTGAACAATGTTTTGCCTGGTATAACATAAATGTGGAATTGTTATCAGATGTCATTATTGGTTATGAAGACAAAGATTTTTTTTATACCCCACAAGACATGGATAAAATAGGAGAATGTATTGCACCAACATTCTCACAAGCATTTAGGTGGTTTAGAGAACACTATTTGTTATTTTCGTCGATAAATGCTGACCAAACGATGGAGCCAAAGTTCTGTTACTCTATATCTAGATATGAGTCAACTCAGTTTTTTGAAGGCTGGGAGAATATAGTTTACAACTCTGATTTATACTATACCTATGAAGAAGCAGAGCTTGCTTGTCTAAAGAAACTTATTGAAATATTAAAAAATCAATAATGGAAAAAGAATTCATTTCTTACGAACAAGCCTTACAACTTAAAGAACTCGGCTTTGATGAACCTTGTATGGCTGCTTATGTGCTAGGTCAGTTTTACTTTAAAGGTGATAATTTTGTTTATGGCTCAAAAGATATTCCGAATATTAATGCACCGATTTACCAACAAGCCTTTAGATGGTTTAGAGAGAATTGTGGTATGATCTCATATGTAAAGCTCTATGCCGGTGACACTTACGACTACGTTATAAGGTACCCAGACCTTCGTATAGAGCATTTTAGCCATGGTGCATTCAAGAATTATGATGATGCCACTATAGCTTGTTTAAACCGCCTAATAGACACCGCAAATAGGGAGAGAAGATATATAGAATAAATTAAAAAACTAAATGGAAACGCGTCTATTATCCTTTTCTGAGTTTGATCCCCTTTATGAATCTGAAGAATTCCTATTGGAGGGAAGCAAGATGGCAATTGTAGCTAAACCTAAAGATCTATTAGTTGATCCCAACACTTATAAAATCCCAGGAGGGCCAAAATCTGTTTTCGATGTGTTTGATCTATTGGGAGCAGGTAAGATAAAAGAGGATGTTATAAAGGGACAGGGTTTACCGAAACCTAAAATATACGAGAACCCAAATTTCTACGATCTCTTTCAAGCCGGAATGGTTATTACCTTAAAACCAAAAGGCAGCGCAAATTTTCCATATGTTGTACTAATTCCTAAGGCTGGGGTAAAAACAAAAATAGAAGCACTAAAAAAAGAAGGACTTCTTAATGGTGGATTTAGCTTTTTAGAGCATGCAGCTGCTGCCGACGGAAAGGCTTTGGTTTACACGTTATCCGGAGCTTGGGTAGTTCAGAAAGAGGTAGCGAAAATGATGCTTCAAGCAGCAACTATTATTAGTGGATTCTCGGGGTCTTCTAATTCTTCGACTATTTCAGTAGAGCCTAATACAATTTATGCGGTAGCACAGATTGGGAAATGGATCACAACAAAAGGCATAAGCATATGGAAAACACCCAAGGTTAAAAATGATATAGACGTCGTTAAAAATTTCGTAAAGTTAACTGCCACCTCAGTTAAGGATTCAGGATCTATTAAATTAAAAAAAGAGTGCATAACATCACTTTTTTGGAATCACCTTAAATCTGGATTGGAATTAAAGCTTTTAATCGGTGTGTCTGCACTTTTCCCTTTATATGGTGTTTATAGGATATTCAAATGGGCAAAAAAACCAGACCCTAAAAACACTGGAGAAATAAAGAGTTCTATAATAGAAAAAATAGGAATTAAAGGATTAAGTGAGATCAAAAGTAAATATGAAATAGGCAAGAAAGAAATCGTTAAAAGGGCAGATCAGATTAAAAAAGACCTAGATTCTTATCTCTCCACTATTCAGGAACAAAAAACACCATTAGATAAAGGGATCATAGAAAGGACAAAGGAGAAATGGAAAGGAATTAAAAGATCTTACGAAAATGCTAAGTTTTGGTTTGGACTAGCCTGGAAGCTTGCTAAATTTATAGCGAAGGATCCGGAAGAAGAGAAGGTTAAGAATAACAGAAAGACCAAAAAGATCAAAAAGAAATAGTATAAATCCGGGTAACCCCGGATTTTTTATTGGAATCTTTTTTGGTGTCTCAGATATAAAATAAAAAAGAAGCGATGACAAATAAGGTTAATAAGTCAATAGAGGTACTTACGGACTTTGAGCACATTATTAAAAGACCAACAATCTATGTTGGTAGTGTTAAGAAAACTGAGGAGATGGTTCCTATAGTTGAGGATGGTGTGATAAAGGGATTTATGAAAGAACATTCTGTTGGAATGTACAAGCTGTTTGATGAGGTGTTTTCAAATTGTGTAGACGAAGCTAAAAGAATGTCTTCCGCGATGAAGGAAATTGTAGTTGAGATCAGCACCAAGACAAATACTGTAACTATATCAGATACCGGTGACGGATTTACTAATGGATCTTCTATTAATAAGAAGAGTGGATTAAGTAATATCGAGACTGCAGTATCTATGCTTAGAGCAGGATCTAATTTCGATAATGACAATATTAGTGAATCTATTGTTGGTACTAATGGTATGGGTGTGAGCTTGGTGAATGCTCTCTCTGAGAAATTTGACATTTCAACAGCTAATGAGACTGAGGTTTATTATCAATGTTGGAATAGGTTCAAAGCATCGACACCACAGATTTCTAAAAGATTAAAATCAACACCCAAAGGAACTGCGGTTAGTTTTATTCCTCGAGCTGATGTTTTTGATAACATGCAATGGGATTACAAAACAATCAGAACCTACCTTCTCCTTAGAAAGAAAGTTTTGGAGACGGAGAAAAAAACATGCAACCTAAAGGTGAAGATGGTTTGGGACAGCAAGTCGGAATATATTGTTGATGAGTTAAAACCAAATTGGTCTGCTGACACACCAATTGGGGAAATTATGATATGGGAAAAGAAGGGTGATTCTTCTTCGTTCTCCTTTGTTAATAGCGCACTGTGTACCGGAATTCATCAAAAGATAATCCTAGATAGAATTAACGCAAAGCTCGAAGATTCTTTGGGACACCATTTTTATGACACGTTGATTATTCTAAATCTTCCTCCGGGTATGGTCAGATTTGGAGATCAGAACAAAACTAAATTTGTTTCAAAGAGGGAAGAGGTTGAGCCAACTATTGCAAAAAATTTCGATTCGATTCTGGAAAAGTTCTTTAAAAGTGAGACCTTTAAAAAAATAAAGAAACTCGTAGACGATCGTAAGAAAGAGTCAGAACTTAAAAAAATAAGAAAGGATAAGAAGTCAATTAGAATTAGACACTCCAACAAATACTTTCCTCCAACTTCTTCAAAGGCAGAAAATCTATTTATCGTGGAAGGACTAAGTGCTATGGGATCTATCCTACAAAAAAGAGATCCTAGGAAGGACGGTGTTTATGCTCTGAAAGGTAAAATAAAAAATGCTAGAACTCTGTCAGACCTGGCAGAGAATAAAGAGATCTTAGAACTTATGCAAATTCTAAATTTAGATCCAGAGGGTCAAGATCTAATTTGTCCATTCGAAAGAATTGTTATATCAACAGATCAGGATCCAGATGGTGCACATATTACATCGCTCCTGATTAATCTTTTCTATATTTGGTTTCCTTGGACTGTTAAACAGGGAAGGGTTCAATTCTTAGAAACACCTCTTGTTACCACCGGGGACAAATCTAAAAAGTATTACTACTCATTAGAAGAGTTTAAAAAGAATGCAGGTAAATCAGATAAGACAAATGTTAGGTATCTAAAAGGACTAGGATCTTTATCCCTGGATGATTGGGATCATGTCATGAAGAATAAAAGAATCATAACAGTTATAGAGGACAAGAAAACTAAATACCATTTGGAAATGGCCTTCGGTAAATCATCAGAGGAAAGAAAGAAATGGCTTAATAGAGAGGTTTAATTTTTTAATCCCGAGAGGTTCTTTTATATTTACATTATGAATAGAAGATATGGTTACTGCTGTATAAATTTATCTCTCTCCAAAGAGAAAGTGTCAACTAATCGTGGAATGGTCAGAAAAACTTTTGATCAAAAAGGACTCGATTACGTTTCAGATCTTGCCTTGCTTAATGTCAAGGATCTCAAAAGAATAATTCAATGGAATTCAGATAACGGAATCAGAATGTATAGAATGTCATCTGATATATTTCCTTGGTGCTCTGAATATGAAATACCAGATCTTAAAGATTTTGCAGAGATCCACTCAATCCTAAAGGAGGCTGGTGATTTAGCTAAATCAACAGATCAAAGAATCACTTTCCACCCTTCACCTTATGGTGTTTTAGCTTCAGATCGTCCTGATGTTGTTACAAAGGCTATCAAAGAAATATCACAGCATGGTGAAATAATGGACTTAATGGGCTTGGATAGAACCCACTTCTACCCAATCAACATTCACGTCAACACAACAAAGCCAACCAAGGAGGAAGCTGCTCAAAGATTCTGCGATAATTTTCATCTTCTTTCAGATAGTGCCAAATCTAGACTTGTTTTAGAAGTGGATGACAAAAAGTCACAGTATAATGCCCAAGATCTTTTTGATCTAGTTCACAGTAAAATAGGAATTCCTTTAACTTTCGATTATCTCCACAACAAATGCAACCCACATCCGGATTTAACCGAGGAGCAAGCCTTAAAACTTTGCTTATCTACGTGGAAAAACGGGATTCCTGCTATAACACACTACTCAGACTCCCGAAAAATATTTGAAGATGAATCGGTTAAGGAGGTTGCACACTCAGATTGGATCTGGGAAACCCCTGAAACTTATGGCATGGTTTTTGATATAGAATTTGAGGTGAAGCAGAAAGATTTAGCACTTTTAAGATACATAAATTCTAAAAAAATAATATAACAAATGGAAGACATCACATTAAATCAATTCGAAGAAACCCTACTAACAGAAGGTAGCAACAATGACATTAAGTATAGCATCGACAGGGATCTAGAAGGTGCAGTTAGATATGACTTTTTACAAGAGACCTATGGTAAGGATAGAGTTGATGAGGTTCTAAGAGATAACGGTAAAGGATTTTTAGAACTTGGAGACACTGAATACTACGCATTGATATTGGAAACACTGTCAACAATCTAAGTAAGTATTAAAAAAATCACTAAACGAAATTGAACAGACATAATTTTTTTCATCCTAACGGAGGTCAAGAACATCCACAGTTTAATCTGCTCAAATCCCATATAGAAAGAGCAGTTCAGGATCTATTCTTAGAATCCCTAAGAACACAGTCTCCTGAACTTCTTTATGTTTTTTCTACCGAGGAACAAATAGACGCATTCATTAAAAGAATCCTATCATACTGGGAGGAATTAGAGAAATATGAAATTTGTCAGGAAGTGGTAAAAATTTCCAAGGAGTTTAAAGAGAAATGGTCAAACCGGGATATGTCAGAAACCTCTGTTGGGCTGATTAGAGTAAGAGATCTTTTTAGGACAAAAGAATAAAAATTAAAATGATGAAAGATTACTATTCCATACTAGGGGTCAATAAAGGATCTTCCCCTGAAGAAATAAAGAAAGCTTACAGAAATTTAGCTAAAGAGTATCACCCAGACAAAAACGCAAACAATCCTTCTGCGGAAGCAAAGTTTAAAGAGATATCTGAGGCTTATGAAACTTTATCAGATCCGGATAAAAAAACTAAATACGATAACCCTAATCCGTTCGGTGGATCTTTTGGTGGAGGATTCGGTGGATTTGATCCGTTTGGAGGATTCCAAGATCTTTTCGGTGGTGCTAGAAATCAGGGAAAGCAAATCAATAAGGGAAAGAATATCAACACAATGGTCACTCTCACTTTAGAGGAGATGATGACTGGGGCTAATAAGAAAATAAGGATCTGGAGGAGAGTACCGTGTACACCATGTAGTGGAAGCGGAGCAGAAAAAGGGGAAATGCTACCTTGTACGAATTGCGGAGGATCTGGCAGAATAGCCAAAAAGATCATGCATCCATTTGGAGAAATGGTAACTCAGGAAACGTGTAGACCTTGCCAAGGACAGGGGAGTACAGCTAAAAAAGTTTGTGGAGCCTGTCAGGGATCTGGGACTGAGAGAAAAATGGAGGAGCTTGATATAAATATACCAAAGGGATCCGTCTCAGGTGTATCTTTTTTAATGGCAGGAAAGGGTGATTGGACTAAAGCACCATGTAACCCTGGTGATCTTGTTATTGGTGTTGAAGAGTATGCTCATATTACATATAAAAGAGATGGACTGAATTTAATTTGCGAAAAGGAAATAACCTTTAAAGAGGCTTGCCTTGGAACAGAAGTTGAATTTGATAATTTGAAAGGGTCTTCATTCAGAATAAAGGTTCCAGCAGGAACCAGTCCAGGTAAAATATTCAGATTGCAAGGAAAGGGTATTCCTGAATTTAGTGGATTTGGGCAGGGAGACATTATGGTAAAAATCAATTTGAAAATACCAACTGAATTAACAAAAGAGCAAGAGAAAGCTTTAGAAATTTTTTAATATATGACACAGATAAATCTAATATTTCTATTTTTTGGCTGGTGTGTTACCAGCATCTTAGTCAACGGATCTATTTTTGATAAGTTCAGAAACTATCTGATTGTTACTTCCCCTTTCTTCGGAAAACTTTTCTCTTGTGTTATGTGTCTTAGCGTCTGGATAGGTGCAGCATTATTTTGGCCTCTGTTATATAACGGGTATGCGAGCTACGTATTTCAAGAGCCAATCCCTCATTGGTTTAGCTATTTAATGTTTCCATTCTTACAAAGTGGTGTCTCTGTTATTATAGAATCTGTTATTATCTTTTTTGTAAAAGGAGCATCCAAGAAGAACTTTTAGTTAATTTTTTCATAGAACTTTTAAAATCAAATAATGGCTTCAAAGTCTTTAGGGATCTCAGATCAGATCAATAGTCAATATCGTTCATATGCGATATATGTTCTCCAAGGGAGAGGAATTCCAAATTTTTATGACGCTTTAACCCCGGTCCAAAGGTTAATACTTCAAAATTCACCATCGAAGTTTAATAAAACAATTGGGGTAGTTGGTGAAGTAATTAAGACTGGACTATATCATCACGGTGATGCCTCTTTGTCCGGTGCCATTTCCAAATTGGCTAGACCTTTTGGCTGCTCATACGGAATATTAGAAGGAGATGGATTCTTCGGTTCTCCAGTAAATCCAAATCCATCTGCTCCCAGATATACCTCTGTTAAAATAAACAATAAAGTTAAAGATCTCATTTTTAAAAACTATGATCTTAATGAGAAGAACGAGGAGGGTGGATATGATTGGCTTCATGTAGAAGTTCCAATAGGTTTATTAACCCATGTGATTGGAATTGCGGTTGGATATAGAAGTAATATACTTCCTCGTAAATTTGAGGACATCCAGGAATATTTAGACGGATCTTCTAAACTTCTTAAACCATATTTTAAGGATTTTTCCGGTAAGATAACAAGATTCCAAAATGAGGATAGCACGTGGCTTATAGAAAGTGGATTCGAGGTGGACACAACAAAGAAGACAATTCACATTTATGATTTACCTCCTGTTATGAGATATGATAGTTTTATTAATAAGCTAGATCTCCGATTAGAAAGCACAGGGGTTGAATACAGGATAGAAAACAGATCTCAAAGTAAATGTGATTTGATTGTTGCAATCAGAGGGGTTGATCAAACTAGATTTCAGGAAATTGTAAATCAGGTTTCTAAGCTATGTAAAATTATAGTTAAGGAAGACGTCGTGTTTGTTAAAGACGGAGGAGTGGTAGAATTCTCATCAGTTAAAGAATATCTGGACAATTTCAAAGGACAACTAGAATTTGTTAAACTAAGAAGACTAGTAAGAGACTCTGAAGACTATTCAAGAGAACTTGCTTTTCTAGAAGCAAAGCTTAAATTTTTGAATTTCATGATAGCTAAAAAGAGAACAAATAATGAGATTGTAGAGTTTGTTGCTCAATTTGAAAATTGGATTTCAGTAAGACTTCAGAAGATAGAAATAGTTAAACTTAATTCAGATCACATCAAGCAAACTGAGATTGATATAAAGGAAATAAAGGCTAAAATAGCAGAGGTTAAAAAGAAAATAAAAGAGCAGGAAAAAATACACAAGGAAGTAGCTAAGATCATAGAAAAAAGTGGTAAGATTAAAGTCAATAAAATGTCAGCTAATCTTTTCGAGCCTAGTCAAATGAACGGAATCGAAATTTTTCAAATTGAGGAAGAAGAGGAAATAATTTCGGAAGAGACTGAGGAAGATGAAATTTAATCGGTATAATTGTCTAAAAATTAAAACAATTCAAATAAAATGAAATTAAGAATTACAAGCATTCAGAATTTAATCACATTTCTTAAAAGATTAAAGTCAGTTGACAAAAGTGTTATCTTAGAGCTAACCAAGGATAAGCTATTCAGTAAGGTTCACACACCAGATAAAGCCGTTATGAAATACTCTAGCGTTTCTTTATCTGATGTTTTGGAAGGAGAAGCTGACTGGACCAAATATGTCGACAATAGAGTTAAAGTTGGTATAATAGACATTACCCGTTTGATCGAAGCTTTTAAACACTTTAGACCAGAGGAAGATGTTTACATTGAATTAAATGTGGACACAGTAGATGATCAATCAATTTCAACAGAGATTAAGCTTACCTCAGCTTCACTTAACATCAAGTTGAGATGCGCAGATCTTTCTTTGCTTTCCTATGTTGATGATAAAATTCTCTCAATGGTTCACAGCAAGGATGATGCATTATCCAACTTTAAAATCTATCAATCGGATTTCACAACAGTTCTTTCATTGTGCGGATTGGAAACAAACTCAGAGGAAATTCTAGTTTTTGAGGTTAACACCAAGAGTGCACATGCAAAAGGGGATTCTTTCAGATATAAATTAAATCTTAGTCCTTCTGAAATCTCAATCAAAGATGCTGAAGAAGCAACCTCTAATATCTACAAGAATCAGCTTTCCTATATGGAAGCAGAAACATGTCAGGTTTTTATTCACGGAAATAGATTAGTTCTAATCTCAGATCAATCGTCTACTTCCATTGCAATCGGCTTAGTTGAAAAATAACAATATGACAGAATCCGAAATAAAGGAAATAAAGGAGAAAATAGAATCTCTGATCTCATTAAAAAATGAGTTGAAGAATGAAGAGCAAGCGGTCAAATTAACAATGAACTCTATATATGGAGCGATTGGTAATAACTGGTTCGTTTGTTTCAATACTGATGTAGCTGAGGCTGTTACTCTGCAGGGTCAGGATTTGATTAAATATTCTGAGAAGATTATTTTCAAATATTTTAACGAGTTCTGGCATGTAGATACAGAACTTCATGAAAAGCTCGGGATCACCTCTGTTAAAAAAGTTGTTAGACCCCTTACTGTATACGGTGACACTGATTCTAACTATGTCACGTTTCAAGAGGTTGTAACTTCATGCGATTGGACAGGTGACCCTAAAGATTTAATTCTTAAGATCAATGAATATAGACTTAAGTCATATTTAAAGAACTGCTTTGACATCTACTCCAAGAAATGGAACACAGACAACTATATGGATTTTGAACTTGAGAATATTGCACTTAATGGCATATTCTTAGGTAAAAAGAAGTACGTGTCAAATCTGGTCTATGAGGATGGTGTTCATATTGATCCCTTAGATCGAATGAAGATTGTGGGTGTTGAAATGATTAAAGGTGGAACTCCTCCATTCGTAAGACAAAAGCTCGAATACCTAACAAAGTTTATTTTCTCGAAAGGTAAGAAATTTAACATAAGGGAATTTGTAAAGGAGCTAAAGGAAATAAAGAAGGAGTTTAAGATACAAGAGCCCAGAAACATCTCAGCTTCTGTTAATGTTAACAACTATGAGAAGTTTATCCTAAATGACACAACAGCTCTAGAGGTTGCCAAAGCTTGTCCTATCCATGTTAGAGCCTCTGCTTATCACAATTACCTTCTTAATAATTCTAAGTATAAAGATAAATATGCTTTGATAAGGAGTAGCGAAAAGGTAAACTATTATTTTGTTAAGATTAAATCTGCTGCTGATAATAACGTTTTCGCCTATGCACAAGGAACGTTTCCGTATGAATATGCACCTCCTATCGATTATGATGAGCAGTTTACTAAAACAATCTTGGATCCCATAAATAGATTCATTGAGGTTATGGGATATAATCCAATTAGTCCAAATTTATTCATGATAAACGCACTATTTTAATGGGATTTAACAGAAGACACCTTCCTGAGCTGGAAGAGCTTAAGAAAATAAGAGAAAAATTTGAAACCCCTAAAGATTTTATTAAATTTATCGTTGGTAAATCCGAAGTCCTGACAGGACCTTCAGAATCGCATAGATATCTTGATGAAATTTGGGAAGATGTGAAAAAATCCGAAAGCGATGAAGGATGTAATAGATAACTCCGAGAATTATCAAGCATATCGGTCTCTAGTTTTAGAAGAAACCGAAAAAATACTTTCTAACAAGAAAGTTTTTTTGTTGGGGGACAGAAAAGAAATAGATAGAAAAATAGTTAAAATAAGCAGTCTTAGTGACTTTTTTTACGTTGAGGGTGAATATGAGATAATTAAAGAGCTAAATAATATTTCTATGGCCCTCCAGGTAAGGAGGTTTCTTAGATTTTAGCTGTTTGAGACTAGATATATAAAATAAAAATCAAACAATGAGCGTTGAAAATGTACTAGATTTCTGGGGGTTTTTAAACGAAGCCTCTACAGAAAAGAAAATAAAAGTGGTAGTTTTAACGGGTAATTCAGCAGGTAGCAAAACATCGAAGTCATTTGAGAAGGTTTGTAAAAAGAGAGGACTAGAGTGTCATACTGTCGATATAAACAATGTGATCCTTGAGAAAGTGTACAACGGGCACGTTTTAAAGTCAGAAAAAGAAAATGTATCAATCGACCCAACCAATACCGTGATAGTCCCAAGAAGAGGGGTAATCTCTAATTCTTATACAAAGCAAATTATGACAGAACTGGAGGAATCTAGATATTTCACAATAAACAGCTTGGAATCTATCGAAATTTGCGAAAATAAGTTTGTTACTTCACACGTTCTAGCTAGTGCAGGACTACCAGTTCCTAAATATGCCTTAGTTCCTAATGAAGATGCATTGGATAGCGCTCTTGAAGAAATTGGAGGTAATTTCCCCATAGTTATGAAGCTTTTGTCCGGTACCCAAGGTATTGGGGTTTCTATTGTTGATTCATATGCTTCATATAAATCAGTTTATCAGACCATCAGAAAACTGGACGAATCTAGTGAGATTCTAATTCAAGAAAAGATTGATTCTAATTTTGATTTGAGAATCCAGGTTATAGTTAAGAAATTTGATCCAATCACTCCAGCTAAAGACAACTGCATTATACTTGGTTCTATGAAAAGATCTGCAGTTAAAAAAGACTTCAGAACAAACTACTCTCTAGGTGGTCAAGTTACCAAGTTTGAGATTGACGATAAAATTAGAGATATAGCTTGCAGAGCTTCCAATGCAGTTGGGTGTCACTGGTGTGGTGTTGATATCATGATTGACAAGAAAACAAAAGAGCCTTATATTCTTGAGGTTAACTCTTCACCTGGGACAGAAGGTATTTCTAAAGCAATTGGTAAACCAATCGTTAATGACGTTTTAGATTATATTACAGATTCTGAAAACTGGAGCTTTTCTACTATAGAAGCTGGATATCTTGAAATGCTAGAAGTTCCTGGTATTGGAAAGGTGGTAGCAAAATTTGATACCGGAAATGGATCTACCTCTTGTAGCATTCATGCTGACAGTGTGGAGGAAAAAGGTAAGAAATTAATTTGGACTTGCGGAGACAAGAAGTTCTCTAGCGATATTATAGGATATTCAGATGCAGAGGTTGGACAGAGTAGAGATAGAAGACCAGTTATAGAAATGGATATAGTTTTTAACGATGTTAAAATTCCAGCTGTTAGGGTTTCTCCTATAGACAGAACTGGTAAAAGTACACCATTCTTAGCTAATCGTATATTAATGAGAACTCTAGGGATGATCGTTAATCCAAACAAAGCCTTTGTTGTTACAGATTTACCTGAAGATGACTATAGTCCAAAAAGCGCTAAGGGGAAAGAACACGCAGGAATTTACTTTTCAAAATAAAATAAAAACATATGTCTAATCAACAAGAGAAAACGGAAAAAATACAAGTTCTTCTTTCAGAAGAGGATCTTACAGATCTTGGTCGTAAAATTGCTAAGAAAGCACTATCTAAAGGAGAAACCCCAGTTTCAATTTCACAATATGTGAGAAATCTTATTAGAAGAGATCTTGGTAAAACCCCAGAGGATTAAGAGAAGTATTCTGAAAACTTTAGCACCCGGCTGGATGAAACCTTCTGGGTGTTTTTTTTGCCCTCAGCTTCTTGGTGATTTACTGAATTATCCTTTAGAGTTTTTGATTTTGCTCCGTCTTGATTTTTGTGCAAATCTCCTTCTTGGTGGACTTCTTTTTCGTGCTTATCCCATGTGGGTGAGCCCTCAGACCTTTCGGTTCCTCCCAATGATATTTCAGGGTTCATTTGATCGCCTGCTGTTTGGTCCATAGTAAAGTAATTTATAGAATGTATTGAATATATATTAAGCTATGAGAATTTTAGAATTTTTAGAATACCAAGAGAGCAATTCCAGCCTTAGTGAATCTGAAATGGGACTAATTAAAGAGTGGGTTAAAAAATACGAGAAGTATTTTAATCTCTATGACACCCACGAATTTGAAGGCTCTGTTCAAGAGCTCACTGATGACTGTTTAAATCAACTAGAGATTGATCCTAAGAAAGGTGAAATGGTTAAGAGCTACTTGGAAAGTTTATATAAATTATCAGATGGACTCTCTGTTGTTATGGCACCCGACGCACAATTCCAATACACTAATATAGATCAAGTACAAAGATTTCAGTATTGATCGAAACTTTTTATTCACTTTCCAATAGAGATTTGACAAACTTAAATTATGGACTTAATCTCTGCTTTGCAACAAAAAGATACAGTTACCGAAAATGGAATGGTAACAAATTCAAGCTCTCTTAACAACTGCTTGGATCTATTTTTTAAGATAGGTGCATACAGAGCAGCTGAGGAGAAAGATATTGTTCGCCAATTTTCTTTGGCTTTTCTAGAGTCACCTTTAGATGCTATGAGGATTCTTTTCTGGTCTAGAGATGTTAGAGGAGGTGCAGGGGAAAGAAGAGTTTTTAGAGTTTGTATCAAATATCTTGCAGAGAATCATCCAGGTGCAGTCATAAAGAATATTCACCTTATTCCGGAATTTGGAAGATGGGACGATGTGTTAGAGTTGATTGGAACAAATGCAGAATCACGTGCATTAGAATTGATCTCTGACGCTCTTCGTTTAGGTAATGGTCTTTGTTCAAAGTGGATGCCTAGAAAAGGTCCAATCGCAAATACACTTAGAAAGCATATGGGATTAATCCCAAAAGAGTATAGAAAAATATTGGTTGGAGCAACTAAGGCTATTGAAACCAGTATGTGCTCTAAGAATTGGAAGGAGATCGAATATTCACAGGTTCCATCTTTAGCTGCTGCTAGATATCAAAAAGCTTTCCTTAGGAACGATGGCGAAAGATATGGTCAATACGTTACCGATCTAACCTCAACAGATCCTAATAAGAAGGTTAAGATTAATGCATCTGCAGTTTATCCTTATGATGTTATCAAGTCACTTAAAAGGGGAATAGAAGAGGTTGCTAATGAGCAATGGAAAGCATTACCGAACTATTTAGAAGGATCTAATGAAATGATACTTCCTGTTGTTGATGTTTCGGGATCAATGTCGACCCCGGTTAACAATAAAGGATCTTTATCTTGTCTTGACGTTTCCATCTCATTAGGTCTTTATATTTCTGAAAGAAATGAAGGTGCTTTTAAAGATTCTTTTATTACGTTCTCCGAAACCCCTCAATTGCAGAAATTAAAAGGTTCTTTATTGGAAAGATACAACCAGCTTCAGTTTTCTGAATGGGGTATGAACACTGATCTTGAATCTGTTTTTTCACAAATATTAAGGCAAGCATCTCTTCATCAGATCGATGAGAAAGAAATGCCTAAAAAGATCCTGATCATTTCAGATATGGAATTTGATTCGGCTATAAATGGAGAAAGAAGTCTTTCTGCTATGGAAATGATAAGAGCTAAATATGAGGAGAAGGGTTACCAAATGCCTTCTGTTATATTCTGGAATGTTCAAAGTAGAGGAAATAACGTTCCTGTTAGATTCGATGAAACTGGAACAGCTTTAATTAGTGGATTCTCACCTTCTATAATGGCATCAGTATTAGGAGGGAAGAGCATAGATCCAAACTCTATTATGTTTGATACTATAAATTTACCAAGATATAAAGAGGTTTCTATCTAGAAACTTTTTTATGAATTCAACTATAATAATCAAAGAATCGGTTCAGCAAAAACCAAAAAACTATACAATTCAATCATCGAGAAACGATACTCGTATCCTTCTCACCAAAACCCGATTCTGTAATTTTTAAGGGATTGTTTCAGCAAATCAAAAATCAACAATTTAAGATAAACAAAGCAATCCCGTTTTTTTAAGTTCTTCCTTAGATAAATATAATGGGTCTGACTGGAATTGATCCGCAGGCGTAGTTCTTTGAATGCAGGCAGAGTTAGTATCGGAAACTCTTTAATCCTCTATACAAAATCTAAACGGCAAAAAAGCCAACGTATGGGAAGCCATCAATAAATTTGGTGCTCCTGTAACAACTAAGCAAGCGATAGCTGCCTAGTCCAACGGTGCGGTAACTGCCCAGGAACAGAAAGTTGCAAACCTGTTTTTCGCGTTTTCTCAAAATGTGATGGTGGAGTGGCCGAAAGGTCCCATTACGGTGCAAGAGATTGTTTGGCTGACACGTATTTACGTAGCCCCTCATACCTCTAGTACAAACCTACGGTGCAGAATGTGTTTGGGATCTTTCCAGCACAAACAGTGCTAAGCCTGTGAATGAATTCAATTAATTAACTGATGGAGACGAGGGTTCGAATCCCTCCAGATCCACACGAAAAGTTCCTCTAAATGGGGAACTTTTTTTTGTAGGGAATATATAATAAACAAAAATATAAAAAAATGGTTACAATCGTTACATCTGTTATCATAATAGCTTTAATGGCATTAATGCTAACTAAAATTATCAGAAAAGAGAAAAAATCAGGATGTTGTCCAAATCACGACGATCTTCTGCCTGACACTGAAAAAGCAACTTGGGAATGGGAACCAGTTATTTCAGAAGAACCTAAAGTGGTTACAGAAGAAAAAATAGAGGAGCCAGAATCTCCGATTAAAGATTCATTTATTGCTGAGGTCCCTACAGAATCAATTATTCTTAAAAAGGTTTCCAAGTCATATAAGAAGCCAGAAAAGAAAGAGATTAAGAAAGGATCTAAGAAAATCGAGAAGAAGGAACCCAAGAAGGTTGATAAGAAAGAATCTAAGAAAGTTGATAAGAAAGAACCTAAGAAAGTAGAGAAGAAGGAAATCAAGAAAGTTGAAAAGAAAGGATCTAAAAAAATGAATGCTAAAAAAGGGAAAAAACCAGGAAGAGGTGGTCTTTTGCTAAGCTAATCGAATAAAATACATTATTAAAAATCTGCTTTTTTTTAAGCAGATTTTTTTTTGTCCGGGGTTTTCGATTATCTTTGTAAAAATTAAAAATAAAATGCTAGACCTCCACCGAATCCAAAGAGAAATTAAAGTCATGAAAATTTCAATGGCTAAATTTTTTAGAAGAGTTAAACACTCAGTAGGAGCTTCAAGAATTAAAAAAACATCTCAGGACAGAATGCTTCTAAAATTGGTTAGATCACTTTTGGAAAACGATGACATGCATGTCTTCTTTTCCCCCATATCTGCTAAGGTTTATGTCCACTCCGCAAATAAAGAAATCGTTATCATATACGATCTTTATAAAATTAGCATAACAAACCATAAATTTTTCTTTACCTCTTATCTGATGGACGGGGTTGGCGAGGAGATTATTAATATCGCAAAGGCAAGGATTGAAAGGGAAATGTCTTATATAGATAAAGAGGTTAGCCAGAATGAGACGAATTTCTTAAATGATGTGTATCAAAAATTCAACGGGAAAGACTCATTAGATGATTCAGGATCTCTTGGATCTAATTTTCTAAATCATGACAAAATAAATGCTGAATATTTAGACGAATTGATGATGAAACGATGAAATATATTCACACTTACAAGTAAAATATAAAAATATAAAAATAAAAAATTTAATGAAAACCTTTTCTAAACCGAGTGAAGCTATAAAATGGACAAAAGAAAAACTCTTAGATCATGGTTATATTGTAAAGACTGAAAAGTGGCAGGGTATAGAATCACCAGATGATATGTGGGAAATAATGAATCACTCTTTTCAATTCTTTATACCTGAAACAATAGAAGAACTAGTAACAGAGGTACGCCCAAATCTACCTTGGGCAGACGAACACTTTGATGAAAGGGTTAGCGGTAAACCCTACAACCCTCCACCCTCCCATGTAAACTGGCCATTTGCTCAAAAGAGTAATTCACAATTCGGAGGACACAGTAGATTTTCTCACACTTACCCTGAAAGGATATGGCCAAAGTATGCGGGATCTGATTATTACAAAGAAACAAAGATTGAGGATATAGAGGAATTCAAAAAAGACCCAAACAATTTATTTATACCCAAATATCCATTAGGCGGTGTTAGATTTAAGTATGGCGATTTTAAGGACGTTGTCGATTTAATGCACAGAGAACCTTTCACCAGGCAAGCCTTTCTCCCAATCTGGTTTCCAGAGGATACCGGAACTACCCATAACGAAAGAGTTCCCTGCACTATTGGATATCACTTTATGCGAAGAGGAGACAGACTTCATATAGTTTATTTTATTAGATCTTGTGACTGTATAAGGCATTTTAGGGATGATATTTACCTCGCTTGTCGAAAACTAATGTGGTTACTGGAAAAATTAAAAAGTCTTGATAATAAGACCTGGAGGGGCGTTAAACCTGGATATCTTGCAATGCATATAGTTTCACTTCATTGTTTTAGTAAAGAAAAAGGAATTCTTAAACAATCAAATATTTAAAAAATGGAAGATTACAAATTACAGCCCATCAAGGAGCCATTTAAAGAGACTTTAGAGTACTACAAGTCACTTTATAAAAGAAATCAGGAGAAATTTATCAGAAAATCTCGTTTAGAGGTTGAACATCTTGGGTCTGAATTTGAGTATGACGAAAAAAAACTTACTCTAATGGGGACAATAGATTCAAATCTAATGCTTGTTAAAGATGAAAACGGGAAATATTATAGGCTAGACAGTTCACCTATTACTAAATTAATTTTAGACAAGTAAGTGTTAACATTCTATATAAAATCACTAAATCCTAAAGGACATATAGAGGCATGCTCTTTTATATCCTACTTTTTAGCCGAGGTGGTGTCTGCAGAAATTTGCGATAAAGATTGTGATTTTTATGGTGTTTTTCATGTAAATGGATCGGAAGAATTTTTTGATTTGTTATCAGAATTTTCCAGCGACATAACACTGGAGTTACCTCCTGAAAAAACCCTAAGATAGGGATAGTATATGTTCTCTTCTTTGATATATAATAAATAACTTAGGACTAGTTAAAAAATATCTAAAAATATATGTCAGGAGAAGATAATGTAAGCTATTCTTTTTTAATGAAGCAAATTCTTGATGAAATGAACACAATCAAGGGTAAATTGCCAAACGGAGAGCTTAAACGCATGCAGGATGGAATGGATGAAATGAGAAAGAGCTTCAAAGAAATGAAGGAGGATCTTTCGGAAATGAAAAAGAAACTTTTGGATCCTGATGATGGTGTAATAGTTAAAGTTAACGAAAATACTAAATTTAGAGTACAGGAGGAAGGGAGATACGATGAATATTTTGCCATAAAACAAGATGTTGATTTTATGAAGAAATGGCAAAATGGAGCGAATAAAGCTCTTTGGATTATATTCGGTGCTATTGTAGCCATAGTAGTAAAAATTCTTTTCGGGGCTCGTTAAAATGAATATCTCTTTTTTCGGTCAATTTAATAAAATTGAACGGTTATGAAACCCGATGAGATAAAGAAATATGAAGATAATCTATCAAACTATTCTTTAATT